ACTGGTTGTGTCTAAACAGATCCGCCATACGCATGAATCTAGCACAACTGAAATATATCTTTTCTTTGATTTGATATTCGTCTTCGATTTTCAATATCTGCTGATTGCGATACTGACGTTTAGGATCTGGATTGAGTATGATGTTGTCAATGAAACTTTTGTCGATTATCTCGTAACTCACAGTCACTCTCGACTGTTTTTTTATTTGTGGGGGTTCATAACATATGAGATGTACATGGACTTTGATCCATTCTACTTGTTCCAGAATACTGTTGATCAATGGAAGTACCATGCGCTGGTAATAGACCATGTCCGCAGACACATAGATTATGTGCCGACCCAGTGGCTTATCGCCCTGTAAAGGTGGTAGTACGAATGCCATGTTATTCCTTGAAACAAATATAGTTATGATCGTTAATACTTGCGGTAATCAATCAAACTTTTATCTATCCAAGGAAGGGTGAGATCTCTCTGTCTAAGATATCCATGCTTCATGATGCCACGCACAGCAGATTCTGGCAACAACCCGGACTCTGCCAACTCATACCAGGAAGTGGTCCTGGGATCTCGAGGTTGTTGATCACTGCGATAAACCACAGCGTGCAGCCACGGATCATCGGCCAACTTGCGGAAAAACCCGCTTGCACAATCCCATCCTGTAACAGCCAACATGTGGATCAGATTGACCAAAGTATAATGATAATATTGACCATTGTGTTGGTCAAAGGCCTGGGTGTTGAACTCGAGATTAGTGGTCTGAGGCACGACCAAACACAGCATGCCGCCAGGTTCCATGATTTCGCGCCATCGACGCAGAGTAGACAAAGGGTCTAGCACATATTGGAAGCTGTCATGACACCATATGACATCAAATAATCTGGATCCCAGTGGGAGTTCTTTTTCAAAATCCTGTCGGATGTATCGCACTCCCCGTAGACTCTCAATGGTCTTGGACTTATCCATGAGATCCACACCGGTACATTTGATCTCCAACGGCTTGGGATTTTCTAAATCTCGAGTGGTACGATTCGCCCACCAGGCAAGATCCAATCCTTCACCGCAGCCCATGTCGCACAGTGTGCCCACGCTCATCATGAAATCATCAAACTCGTAAAGAGTGTTTAAAGTTTTTAGAGCATGTTGATGACTGTCTTGGGCGCTACGGAACATCATACTTGGATGTCCTCCATGCCTGCAGTTCGCAGGCGCACGATATGGCCCATCTGCCATTGTTTGGTATCAAGCCCTTTCATGATACCCAACCAACGATTGCGTAGCAAGGCCACTTCGTTGATTATGGTCTCAAAGTCTATGACTTCGTCCTCGCCGTCTACATACTTTTCGGCGTCGCGGCTGGTGAGTTGCCGGGCATAAGCTTCGAGATATTTTTGGAAATGACGACGACGGATTTTCCGCAGTTGTATATTGAGAAAATTCAGTATGGCTTCGATTTCTTGCAGTTGATTGAAACGATGCTCTGTGATACCAGGAAGCTCTTTGATGTTGTGTTCTACATAACCGCCGATCCTGCACTCGCGTTTGGCCTCCTCTAGCTCACGCTCATAATGCGCGATAAAGTCAGGAATGGAGCCAAGGTTAGCGACTACGCGACTATACCACATAGGCTTCGTATTTGGTCAACCACGGAAACAATGATCTCCAATCTGTCCCACGACGGCGATCCTTTTCGTCAAGATAGGTCATGAGTTTGGTGATCTCTGCAATATTGATTTGGCTTTTTTGTATGCGGTTCATTATACCTTGCATGTAACCTTTGGTGATTAGATCTTCTTCTGATTCAGTGGGCATGATGGCCAATATTTTTTCAAAATCCTCTTTGAACTCCTCACCGCCGAGTATACCAGCATCAAAATATGAAGGGCCCGGCGTAGGGCCACTGAAATGGTAGTGTATCTTTTTGGTAAGACTCCAGTGGTTTATTTTGGCTAGTAGTTCGGGCATGGTCTTGATAGTCAACGCTGTGATCGTGCTGTTTATATTAATGTACAGCCATTTATTTGTCAATAGATACTCAAAATTGGCTTCCCATTGTTTGAGATCTAATCCAGACCGCACAAATTCTTGTTGCGGCCCCCAACAATCTAGACTGCAAGTGATATCTATGCGACCCAGTTTTTTTGCGAGCACTAAATCTTTTAACCGTTCTATGAGATTCTTGACTCTATCAATATCTGCGCTGAGATTGGTCACGATATTCAACTCGCATCTTGGATTGGGATATCGTGCGATCATTTCCAACAGGGTGTCTGTTTCTTTTTGATACAACGGTTCGCCACCCAAAACACCAAGTCGTCGCAGTCGTGGAAATCCCTCAGGGAACCACTGCCAAAAACTAGGAGACAAATCTCGACTTTGATTTTTGACTTCTTCTAATAAGATGCCTCTCTTTTCAAATCTACCAAATTTTCTGTTCTCTTGATTTATCGCCGAACTTAATCCACCGTGGCAATACAGGCAAGACAAATTGCAGGTATTATTGAAGAAGACCTCGACCACTGTTGGGTAAACATGTACTGCAGTAGGATCACTATCTAGTTCTTCAGGATAAAGATCTGGAATATCGATTTGCCGCAGGCGGTCACTGATTCCACCTTTTTCCTCGATGTTTCTGCAGTATCCGCAACTTTTGTCTGGCCATTGGCCTTGCAGCATCTTTTCTCGATCGGCCAACACTTCTCGATTGTTATGGAAATCATCGAAATTTTCAGGGGTGAGGCTATATTGCCCTGTGCGATGGCAGGTCCGAGAATAGCCGGGTGATAGATATAATGCAGTCCAACTCCATTTCAGTTGGCAGGATGTGGCTGTACGGATAGGAAAGATTCTTTGCCTATCAGTAGTCCTCTTCATCTATTTCACTTTCGTCCGTGTCATCGTCGTCAATGTCTAGGAAACTCTGCAGAGACTTTTTGATATCGCTGTCCCCTTTGAAGGTATCGCGAATATCTTCCGCATCATAATCATTATCGATCAACAGATTTACTAGAATGTCAGCCGCTTCGCTACGGTCGGGTACTGAGATATATCTTTTTAACTCTTGCCAAAGGTCGTGTGCTAAATCTACTGCCATGTTATTCCTCCTCAGATGCTTCTTCGGTAGTACTTACCTCAGTCTTTTGATTTTGGAAATCTCTCATGACTTTGTCCAAGCAACCATCTTCGTTGCTTTCCCAACCCTTGCGGAAATACTTGATGATCTCACCTTCTGAAGTGACGAACATCAGCTTGTTACCATCCTTCTTGAGCATGCCTTTCTTCTCAGCAAGGTCTGTGAGACCTGAGTAGGGATTCATGCCAGTCTCATAAGGAATCTTGACCTGCACACCTTCAAAAGGTTTGGCATAGCGTGTCTTCATGACCTTACAGGCTGATCGAATGCCCATGACATCAGAGATCTTGTTGCCATCTTCGTCCTCTTTCAACTTCAGTTTACGCATTGCCACCACGATTGATGACGCATAGATGAAGCCTTGACCACCCGAAATCTTGTCATCGGGATCGAACATGTCCTGGCTGGCGTAGGTGTGATTGGTACATACCATGCCAACATTGTAGTTACCGAACATGTTCACGCAGTTACGCACCAAGGCTGTAAGGCTCTTGGCCTTGCGACCTAGATCGCCTTTCATGTCACCGGCTTCGAACTGGTTCACATCAGTGGGAGTCAGCAACATGCCCACCGAGTCGATCACAAACATGACCTTGGGACGCTCATCTGCTGGCAGGCCTTTGTAATCGGCCATGAAGGTACTGATGGTCTTGGCCACATCGTCGATCATGGCCATGCTCAACTTTAGCAGTTTCTTCTCATCTGTGTCCACACCAAGAGCATGCAACCATGCTTCGTCCAAGGCATTTTCTGTGTCGATGAGAACCACAAATATTCCTTGTTCCTGTGCGTGTTTGACTATGTTGCCAGAACAGATATATGATTTACCTGCTCCTGACTCACCTGCAAACACAGTGACCTTGCCCAGTGGCACACCTTTATTGAAGTCTCCGGAAATGAGATAGTTCAAGGCATAGTTGCCTGTGGAAATCCAATCAGTGGGATCGTTGAAACCGATGGAAAGTCCATCGATTGATTTTGTTATTTCCTTGCGGAATTTTGAAACATCAAAGGGTTTTGCCATGGATTCCTCTCAATTTAAAATAAGTTTTGCAGCATTTTGTTGCTTGGCGTTTCTATACAACATTTTCCTATAGGTAGTTAGTTTGTTTTCTAAATCAATGATATTTCCTATAGGCAATTGATTTGTGATTGGTTTCACTCCCATTTTTCTTGTCCACTCTAAAAATTCAGGACTCCATGCATTGGTTTGAGGCCTGTCTAAATTGATATGGAATGACCATTGTAATTTTTCATAGTTATAGTGATCTGTGCATTCAAGTGAGGTATCCCAAAATTGCCACTTGTTGTAATATTGTCGGCCTACATAGGTGTAGCCAAAACAAAAATTTACTCGGTCTGGATTGCTTATCATTGTGTCAATAAACGGATTTTCAAATCCCATCTCGGCCCATTTATTTGAACTCGAGTACTCTCGATTTCGATAAAAAACTTGTTCTAGACGATGCACAGTCATGTTTATTTCTTCATATGGATATATGTAACCTAACTTTTGCATGATCGGTGCTGTCTTTATTTTACGCAAGTCAGGTGGATATAAATCGTGTAATTTGGCACCTATCTTGGCTACATCAATGGTACTTGAAAATCTCAACTGATCGATGTCTATTATTTTATTTTGAGACATCGCCCACAATTCGTGCTGCCTATTAAGAATTTTTTGATCTAAGTACTCTTCAAGATTGTTGTGTTGCGGAAAATTCTCGCCAGTGAGTAACCAATAGACTTCATTGGTTTTGCTCAATGCAGAGTTGATGTCATTCAATTTGGCATCAATTTCTTTATCAATGTTATCCTTGTTAAAGAATTGGTTACAATTTTCCTGATTGGCCTTGTCAATAAACCAATCAATTAGATCGTGATTGTATCTAACTTCAAACGGAATGGTATCTCCGGTATTTTCAAAGACAATATTGAATTTCATAGTCATGATGTGGGAGCAAGTTTGCTCCCACATTCCTTAACGATTACTGCTTGTTTTGGCGTGCGCGGATCATGGCCAGGATGTCCTGCGCATTCTGACCACCTGCCGCAGGCTTGGCCACTGGTGCCGTTGCCGCTGCAGGTTCGTCTTCGTCAAACGAACTCACGGGTGCTGCTTTAGGGGTGACCGGGGCCGGTGCGGCTTCCTCATCTACAACGGGCGCCGATGAAGATGCTGCGGATGGAGCCGCTATGCCGGCTGGTCGAAAGTATTGACCCCAACGATCGGGATCATAGGGTTTGCCGTCCACAGAGGCTTCGAACATCTCTTTCATCACCTTGAGTTCGACTTCTGTAGGCTTTTTGGGCAGGAACTCAGCCAGGGTGAACAAGCCATGTGCTTGGAGGGCCGCTTGTTCTGCTTCGGTCAAGGCTGTTTCCTTGCGTGACCATTTAGAGGTTGAATAATCTGCGTATCCACCTTTTGATGTCTTGGTGATACGGAAGTCAAGGCCACGCATGAGATCGGTTGGCAGTTCTTCCAATTCAGGATCCATCAAGGCCGATTTGATCAGCGTGAAGATCTGAGGACCGATGATGAATCTGCGGACGGGATTCTCGGGAGTCTTGTCATCGCTGAGAGGATTCTCGCGAACGAAGCCTTGCATGATGTAGCTGCGCTTCTTCCAATACTTACGACCCATGTCCTCGAGACTCTTGTCTTTGAACCAGGTGCGGACTTCGGCCAGGATCGGGCATGATTCGCCCCACATTTCCACGCAGGGCACTTGTACTTGCACCTGTTTGGAATCCATCTCACCTTTGATGCCTGCGAATGGCAGTTTGATCATGGCCCGTTCGATCCAGAAGAAAGTGTTCTTTGCGTCGCCGTCAGGCAAGAACCGCAGCGTGGCGCTGTGTCCTTCTTCCATGTTCCAGTGGGGGTAAATCGCGTTGTCGCCGCCAGTTGATTGACCGCCTTTGTTCGTCTCAGCGGCTTGGAGACGTGCGCGGATTTCTGCTAGAGATGCCATAGTATGATTGTCCTTTCGTTGCCTATGTTTACTTCTGCCTTTGTGTACTGCTTGCCTAATGCGTACACTGAAACTAGTGTACACGATACTATTTAGCAAAGTCAACAGACTCTGCGATTTTTGTTAGCCTTTTGCTAGTTCTACCAAACGACGGAAATCCGATCGGTCCAGGCTCTCAGAACTCATGTTGCTGGGTTTGGTCATCATCACGCCATCACAGTCAAGGTCTTCGTGCGTGGGTCTGGACTCGATGGTCTGGGCTATTTCGGCCACGCGACTTTCGGGCATGCCACTGGTGCCGCGGACTCTGGGCTGCCGGAAAGCATAGTAGAAACTGAAGATGCCACCGGTGATGGGATCGCGATAATACAAGGTATCGCTGTATTCTTCTTCGGCTGGACGCAAATGCTCTACTCCGGGCAGCACATCAAAATTCACCGAACCAAGTTCATGTATGTCACCTTCCGTGGGAGGTAGCTGGATATCAACCAGTTCGAATTGAGCCGAGCCTTCGCCCAAGGGTTGGTCCATGGCTCCACCGATGGGTGTGCCAAAACTTTTTTCTTGTATGGTCTGGGTGGGTTCTGTGGGCGTTGGCAATTTAATGCCCATTTCAGCCATGCGCTGCTGGATAATGGGTCGGGCATCGGCATCGGGATCTTGCAAACTTAGATCTCCCAAACGATCGAATAATTCATCGTCACCGATGAGGTCATATAGTTGTTCTGTGGCATTGACTGCATCGGGGCCCACGGGCAGAGGTTCAGCCATGATCTCTTCGAGTCGGGCCAGTTGTTCAGCAGTTTCAGGCAGGCTCCAAGTGGCTTCCGTCATTGTGTCAGCCCAGGATTCAAACTCTTGCACTTCTTTCATCACTGGTTGTTTGATCAAGCGGGTGAGAATAGGCAGTGCCTCTTCGATCCTACTGTCCAATGTCTGTTCCAGGAACATCTCACGGATCTCGTTCACGGTGTTTTCACTGCTGCACATCTGATCTGGCCGCCATGCATCTCGGCTTTCTTGGTACCCACGGCTGCCCATCATGCGGTGGGCCTTGGCCCGCATTTCCTGATAATGTTCTCGTGCAGATTCAACCAGACCATTGGCTGTTTCGTTGAGGCTACGACCCCGGCTGGCACGGAGGAATCTGCTCAAGGTAGCTAATTCGGATACCATCTCCGTGATATGCTGACCAAACGCATCGTACGGCGTTCCGCCCTCGGCCACATGTCGTGCCAGCATTTTGCCATGCATGAGGCTGCGGCTGGGTACCCGGAAACGCTCTCCTTGATCGGTCTCTATGAAAATAGAATCGATATTGCGATATCTGGCTTCACCTTCTTCTAGAGGCCTGCTGTGCTTGATGACCAGTTTGGTCTTTTTTGGCTGATCGCTGTAACTCACTTTACGATTGCCGTAGTACCCTTCAAAGAGTCCTTCTTTGATGGCAGCCATGCCTTGCATGGTATATTTTAGTCTGTTGATGTTGTTGAGATTGAATGTCAGCATGTTGCGGCTGGCAAACTGCTTCATCTGCGCTAGGAAATCATACCAAGCCTGGCGATCTTCGCTGTCCATGGCCCTGCCAAGGTTGTCACCATAATAGACTTCCATGTCATTGTCTGCACCCAGTAAAACAACCACAGTACCATAATTTTTATTGGCAGTTTTCCAATCAAAACTGAAAAGCTCAGCTTCAGCAGGATCAGTGACCGATTTGCCTGATGCATCAAGGATTTCGGGTTCAAAATCTCTAGTGACCAAGAGATAGTACAAGGAGTTAGCAGCAGAATTGTCCATATAGGTTATTTAGCGTCAACCCATGGTCATAATGAAGGGCAAGGGTTCAACCAGAGACTCATTGTGATCACGCATGTGATCGTCCAGTTCTTTGTGATAGTCTTGCAAGATGATCAGCATGCGCACGGCCAGCACAGTGGCCATGACAAGATCGTCGGTTTCTCCGGGTTTGGCAGCATAACTGGTGCCCGCGGCCACGAAATTTTTGAGTTCTCCTACCAGGCTTCGGCTGTGTATGCGCATCCTGTTGCTTTCCACGAGATGCTTGAGTTTGGCGCAGGCTGCCAGCTTGGGTTTGTGCGTGGTATTGAACCCTTTCCTGTAACGACGGCTGCCGCCGCTGGGTTCAGACAGAAAGTACCCCTTGATGTTTTCCTCACCGTACTCTGCGATAGAAATCAAAGCAGCTTCGCCGATGGAATTATTCTCTACTGAGTAGTAGATGCTGTTTTCTGTGCCTATTAGATCATAGATGTGCTGCACTATGTTGGATAATATCCTGATCTGTGTAGGAATATCAGTCCTATTGTGGCGCCATTCGGCCACTTGTTCGGTGCTGTTGGCTTCAAACACCTGTATGGCTGCAGGATCTCCGCCAGTGCCCAGGCTGGGATCAAGAGCGATGACATAGATCCTATCTCGTTGCGGTTTTTTATACCAGCGTACTTCGCCGGTCTTGTATTCAGGATCGCGCCCGGCGAGATCGATCAGCTTTGCTGGAGCGATAAGAGTTTCATCAGCGATGATGAATTCACAGTCCATCTCTCTGCGGAAGCGATCGGGACCCAGAGCCGCACGTTGTTGTTGCGCCCAAGTTTCGTCACGGTCGGGATGTTCGTGCCAGAAACTGCGATAAGCACGGAATCCATTCTGACCCACTTCTGTGGGATTGCCATACTCATCTTCCATCCTGTTGGCACCTTTCCACAGCAAGGCGAACTGATCTTCGTCTGAGTTGGGGGTGCTAGTGATGATGGCCTTACCACCAGTGGCCAGGGTGGGTGATATGGAAGTCCAGAATTCCGTGGCTATAGTGGGTCTCACAAAGGCAAACTCGTCTGCGTATAAGAGCGAGATACTCATGCCTCGGCCGGTGTTTTCAGTTGTGGTGGCCGAAACTATGCGACTGCCGTTGTCAAATGTGAGACTGCCTTTGTTGTAGTCCACTGCCCCTGCCCGGATGTGATCGGGCACCGATTCATAGGCGTAGCGTATCCTTTGCATGATCTCTTGGCTACCAGTGTATTTGTGGGCGGCCACCAGGATGGTTGAATCTGGAACGAACATGGCATACCACAGGAGATAGCCAGCAGCTGAAGTCGATTTTCCGGTCTGCCTGGGCATCATTGAGATTGAAAAACGATAGTTGTGGTAAGTTTCTATCAATCTCTTTTGATAATCAAAGGGATGATACATCATGCGACCGCGAGTGGGATGCTGGATATAGAAGAAGTTGTCCATGAAGTACATAGGGCCTGAAACAGGATCCGCGCACCGACGGAACTCTTCGATTTGTTCAGGTGTATAGACTTGACGAGTGTGTGGTGCTTTGACCAGCACTACTTCATTGGCTTTGCCCATGCAGCTATTTAATGGGTTTTTCGCCGGTGAGATAGGGAAGACTGAACCAAAGCTGGAACCATTCAGGGGTTCCTGGTTCTATGTTGTGTTTTTTTTGTAATCGAGCTTTTTCAGTGCCAGTCAAGGATATGTTGCTGCCTTCGGGGGTTTTGCGGAGACTGTTGCCATATCCTTGTGTCCGAACACCAGCCAGTCGCTGCAGATCTTCTATTGACACCATGATTGTTTAGCATCGCCGTAGTATTCGCGTGCCAGACCATTGGCGATGAGACCGGCACGCACGCTCTGTCCATCTACGATGATGTCGCCTAGCACACGACCACCAAACTTGTCCCAGGCGTAGAGGGTGACCTGGAACTTCTGTCCACGACCGATCAGGGCCTTGGTCCACTGGCTGGCCTGTTCGCCACGCTGCGCTTCTGACGGGCACTGGGCACGATGGCCTTTTTCTGGAGTGTCCACACCATAGATCCTCACAGCCAGTTCAGGCTTGAGAGGCGCTGGCAGGAAGCGAGCAGAGATCACGATGGTATCTCCATCGCTCACACGCAAGACCTGGGTGTCATAGGTCACCCCTTGTGGTGCTTTCTGTGCATGGGCCGATCCCATCATGGCTAAAATAGTGAATATGATTGCAAAGATTTTCCCCATCATCGATCCTTTAGTTAGAAGCTTCTTCCCATCCAAAATTATACAGCACATCACCGTTGTTTTGGGTATAGGCCACCACGAGACTCAAGGTATCGCTCACACCATCAACATCGCGGCCCAACTGTAATCTGCGTCTGACATCCTCCGATATTTCTACTTCGTCTCGGCTAGAACTCAAACCACTGTAGACCACAGTACCGTCACCGACCTGGAATCTAGCTTCATTGGTCTGCACCACTGAATTTGTGACATTGGCCCATTGGGTGTTGGCTATGGCGTTGCTGGCATTGAGTATCAATTGGAACTGACCATATCTCACATCGATGGGCAAGAGATCGATCTGTGATGGAACCACGGCAGCATCAGGATAGGCATTGCCCAAACGGATGCTGGCTAGATTGAACTTGACATTACCTGTAGGTACCTTGTATGCAGTGGTTCCATTGGTCACATACTGCACCGTGGTCACGGGATTGTAACCACCTTCTGATATCACGGTGCTGCAGATCTGCCGCATGGTGGCAGCACCGGCCGTAGCAGCGGTATTGGTTATCTCGTATCTGCAGTTCAAGGTAGCCGTGGTCATGTACACATTGGTGTTGCCGGCCTGGTTGGCATGATTGAACACATGGCAGATATAGAATACGCCGTTGATCACGAATCCCACTCGCACTGAACCCACGCCTAGCCATTCTATGTCAGTCCAGAAGATCTGTGTCAGCGTGGGATCTAGTGTGATACCCGAAGGCCCCGACCCATCCATGGGGTCTTGGTTCCAATCGGCCTGGGCTATGCGGGTGTTGACCACAGACCCCGTGACCGAACTACGGATCACCATGTAGAGATCCGCACCATCGGCTTCGAAATATACACCATTGCCGGAAGTGAAGTAGCCCACTCTCTGCCGGCAACCTGCTTGCAAGGTGCCCATGGCAAAGGTGTTCATGATCAAGAGGCTTTTGCCGGGCTGATAGACCTGCACTGTGCGACACTGGCTGATCACAGAGTCGCCGTTGGCACCGGTCACGGCCATGGTGAACGAACTGGAGTTGGCATCATAGGTGAAAGCACCAGACCCAGCGGTTTTCTGGGCAAACTGATTGCCATTGAGATAACGGTTCTGGCTGTCAAACAGCGTGAAGGGCTGGGTTACTCGCAGACGGCCAAACGCATCAGTGCCGGTGTTGCCATTGATTACAGTGTTGCCATAGCCCGAGGAACCTGTGGACACCCGGATGATGGGCTGGCCAGCAGCATTATAGTCCATGGCCTGATGCAGGTCATTGAGCTGATAGTTGGGAAACGGATGCTGGTAGTCAGTGGGCCCTTGGATGCTCATCTAGGATATCCCCGGAATGCTTTCACAGGACTTGTTGTACCTGTGTCTGCGGTCTCTTGACTATTTCGGGTTCCCACTAATTTTTTGCCGCCTTTGATGCCAGCCAATTTCAGGGCTCGATCAATGAGTTCATCTTCGTTTTCCAAACTCGAGATCACAGCATATTCTCCAAATGCGCCTTCCTCTGCAAATTCCGGAAGATTAGCAGGAACATCGCCTGCGCGGGCGCGGGCCAATGCCAGTCCAAATCTGTAGGTTTTATAAGGATCTTGGCTGGTGAGCCCAGGAATCACATAGGTGTTGGCCAATGCGCTCTGCTGACTGGGATCTAGTTTTCCCATTTGCTCGGTTATGAATTCTCTGGCTCGCATAATATAATACTTATACCTTTTGCTGGATCTGATCAGCCCAAGCCGTGGTACTGAGCCAGCGTTGATAGATCGAATCTGCTGTGCGTTGATGCTGTGCCAAATATGGCTCTATGCCTGAGATTATGCCTGTGCTGTCCTGAACTGTGTCGTACTGTGTTCTTGCCTCTGCCCATAGTGGATCCTCGTCATGGGCCCAGGCTTGTGCTTTGTCCGCATCCATCTCGATATGGAACTGCATGGCTAGATGTGGTCCCATGCTCCAGGCTTGATTGGGACAAGCAGGGCTAGATGCCAACTTTGTTGCGCCTGGGGGCAAGTCAAACGCTTCATAGTGCCACTGTATCACCACAGGAGTGGGATCGTCTCCAAACCAATCTTTCACAGCAGGATCATCAGTGTAGGTTATAGGCTGCCAACCTATCTCAGGCCTAGGACTGGTTTTGATTTCGGCACCCAACGCACGGCTCATGAGTTGTCCTCCCAAACAGTGTCCTATCACGGGGATATCATTGAGGACGGCCTGCAGAATCAGGATCTCTGCCTGACGGTTGCTGAGCAAGGGATCGTTTGAACTCATACCACCGCCCATCACAGCCAGTGCCGAGAATGGCTCTATGCTGGAAGGAAATTCTTCGCCGTCACCAGCATTGCGGATTTCATAATGGATGCCTTTGCGATCCAACCAGGTACGGAGATAAGCTGCTCGTTCAGGAGTTTGATGCTGGAGGATCAGTACGGGCTTCACAGTTGAGCCCGATTAGCGAGGATAACCTTTGAAACCTCGGACAGGACTGGTCTTCTGCACCCAGTCGGCTTCGGTGCTGCGATTGTCGGTGATCTTTCGCACTTCGCCAGCACCCACCATGCGTGCTGCTGCATTCACTATCTCTAGATCTGCATCACTGTAAGTTGCAAGTAGTGGGTCGCCAGCAAAAGCACCAGCGGGTTCTGTCATGTGATCAGGAGCGCCAGCCATGGCTATGCCAAAACGCCATTGGGTGTAGGGACTGCCGCCTTGCTTGTTTTGGCTGATGTCGGGCATGCTGATCAAGCCCTTCATGGCAGATCTCTGCGATTTAGGCAGTTTTTTGGCATTGGCAGGCACATCTTCTGCAGCGCCAAATCGGGCTTCGTTAATAAATTCGCGTGCTCGCATCACTGATCTTTCATTTTCATCTGGGCAAACGGAGGATCTCCCTGCACATTCTGCCATAGTTCACGATTACCTAATATCTCTACCCATACATTGGTGTGGGGTTTGTTAAGCCGCCAAAAGTCAAAATCTATGTGACTGCTGACTGGTCGGCAATACAATGTGCGTTCTTTGGGCACACATAGTTGCTGACTAGTTGTACGCATTTTCTTCCTAGCAGTGCTATACCTCATGATATTTAGTTGTGGGTGGTTGATGTAAACTTGACACATGCCATCTACTAGATCCTGTGGTCGTTTGGCTGCTTCAACCAACGCTTGAGCTTGTGCTAGTCGACTTTCACTGCTGATCCTGCCCAGCGTCTCGCTTTCGTCGTTGAGATTGCGTTGATAGCCAGCATCTTTGATCCAAAGGCCGTGATTGCTGCGAGCCACTGTGTCGCTGGGATCAATCTTTTTGACCACATAGCGATATGGTGCGGTACCATCATCGTCCGTGGCTTCAATGAGATAGCAGTCGTCTTGATTGAATACCATGGTACATCCGCCCAACTCACGCTCGATCAGCAATTTCACAGCATCTTGGGGATCGCGAAACAACAAAGCCCGGGCTATGATCCTGCCATCGGGGCTAGAGTCTGCTGTGCCGGCTTCTACTTCAGTCTCATCGTCATAGACATCAAGGCTGGTGTTGAGTATGCTGAGTCCAGTGCTGTTGATACCTTCTTTGTAGCCAGTGACTTGATCATGCATCATCATGCGATTGATGTTGTGGCTGTTGTCTTCAATGAAATCCAGTGTAGGAGTATAATTTCTATCGCGGTTCTTGGCACCGGCCCATCCTATGCCAGGAAAGTACTTGGCGACGATGATGCACATGGCTATCTGGGATAACCGCGGAAAGGTTTTACGGGACTGGTAGCGTTGGTACCGTTGGGCTCAAGGCTGCCCGGACCGATGGTCTCTTGTGGCTTCATGCCCAGTTTTTTAAGTATGGCTTTGAGTTTGATTCTGTCAGCATCGGTATAGGCCGAAAACGCTGGCAGATTACCAAAGAAACTGATGGTGTCAACCTTGTCTAGTTCTTCGGGATCCATGCCAGCTAGTGTGGCTACTCGATAGAAGTCATAGTAGCGACCCCAGTAGGTGTCACCATTGCCGCCAGGGCCAATCATGCCCGGATGTGCCATCTCAAATTCGTGGCGAGCGTCGGCCCTTTGACCTTGACGCTTGCCTTCGGTGACAAACTCCTTGGCTCGCATACGAATATTTTAGCTGGGCTGCCGTACTGCTCGACTACCGCTGGTCTGGGTACCTATTTCTTGGGCGGTAAAATTAGAACCTATGATGGTTAGTTGATTACCCACTCCCACCCAGACATCTGAAGCTGTATAAGCAGGAATAGATGATGCATTGCTGAAAATATTGCCTGTGGTTGGTGTTCCAGTTATCATGTTGACATTGTAAGTGACGGCTGTGTTACCAGTTGAGATCCTGCACTTGTCGGTGGTCCAGGCCAGAGCCGAAACTGAAGTATAGACATTTGCTTGAGACATTATAATTTTCCTTGTTTACCAAGCCCGGCACGACCAGTAGCGTGCTTTGGTCCTTGGTCCTGGATTGTCGCAGCGATGCCGGGCACGGAAACTACGCCGTCTCGCTGGGTCACTTTTTTTGATCTTCATGGTCTTCTGACCAGCACGTTTGGCCGAAGTACCGCCGTGACCAAAGTTTACTTTTTTCACATTACCAGTTTTGGGATCTTTGACATAGACTTTGAACTTCTTGACATCGCCACGCATGGGCTTGCCCAGAGGTACTTTGCGACCACGATATTCGGCTTCGCCGATGGGATCTTCTTCACTGGTAGTATCATTGTCCACTCCGGTCTCTTGATAGCCGGTTTCTTGTTGGGTAGGATCTTCGTCAATTGTGGTTACTTTATCAGTATCTCCGTCGGCGCCCACAGGAGCCAGTGCTGCAGCTTTTGCTGCCAACGGATCGGTGGTATTGGCTTCTTCTTCCATGCGTGTGCAGCCAGCCAATTCCAACATGCGGCTCATGAAATCTTCCGCTACAGGTTCTGCGGGTTCAGCCGGTGTGTCAATGTCACCATCACCATAGTCGTCAACGATCTGATCCATCATGATCTCTAGGATGTCTTCCTGCTGATCGTCGGGGTGAAGCCGATTGTGTTGTGCTACCTTGGCAAACATGTTTTCGAGATAGGACTGAGTGGCCTGGCCCATCTTACCGTTGAAAGCATCATACAGCATGTCAAAGTCTTCGCTGCTGGCGATGTTTTGCAGGTCGATGTCAATCTCGCTCATCACACCTTCGTCCAATTCTTCTTCTCGCTCGTCGCGTCCAGCACCGTAATCTTTGGTTTGTGGGTGAGTGTTAGGATCAACATCACTGTCTTCGTTGGTAAATCCCATAGCACGACTGTTGCCCACGGCACCATAACGAGCAATGTCTTCAACGATTTCGCAGCCAAAAGATTCAAGCAAGGCTGTCACAGCATCGTCGCCGTAGATAGTCACAGAATCCTTTGAGGCTTCTAGCACATAGCTTTCTAAAAGACTGTCTGGTGCCAGTTCTATATCCAACTCGTCACCGGGCTGGATGTTTTCAACAAGATCGATATAATGTTTTAGTCCCGGCATTATTTGTTCCCGTAGCGTTGATAGAGAGCCCAGAGGCTTTGCTCTTTGGCTTCGGCCAGTTCTGGTGCATGGATGGCACCCTGACGACCAGGATCGCGATTGAACGGTGCGCCTGTGGTTTGACCTGTGTTTTTGCGACCGTTTAGTCCGCCACTTAAATCATTGACCATAGTGTCTGTGTCGTATGTCTGCTCTTCGGGACTGTTAGCTAAATCGCCTTCTTCTAGGCTTTCTTCACAACCACAGGGTATATGCCCGCATGTGGGACAGGCTTCTTCGTAACCATGGGAGGATTCCATGCCAGCCAGTTTGAGGATCTGTGCCAGTTTGACAGCATCATCTTCTGTGGCGTTGACGCTCAGGCTCTTCTCGCCATTCTCGCCCATGCTCATGTTGATGCTCATACCTTCGTTCAGCACTGTTTTGAGCTTGTTGTCAAAACTTTCTGCGATGGCGCCTTCATAAACACCTTTGCCAAAAATGCCTTTGGATTTGCCGCCAGCAGGGGCAGTGGCTACACTACCGGCTACTGTGGTTTCTTCCACTTCTTCTTTGTCTTCGTCTTTGGCTTCAGCAGTCTTCTTGGCCTGTTTGGTAGCAGTGGCATACATCACGGCCTCGCCGCGATCGCCATAACGCTTTTCAAATCCAGCCTTGTCTTTCTTCATCGACTTGACGATCTCTTCACGCTTTTTCATCTCAGATTTGGTGAGTTCACGCTCGGGGATTACTTCTTCGTCGCCAGTGACTTCCACATCCATCTCTTCTTCGCCTTCGGGGCGATTGGCTTTGAGGTAATCGCGAGCACTATCGATATACTCTTGAGCGATAGCGATCTTTTTCTGTACCCACTCAGGCAGATTCTCGTCGGCATCTAGGATGTCTTGCAGTTCTTTGGCAGCGTCTTCAATGGTACGAGCTTGACTCATGGCCATCTCGCCTTCTTCATCGTACTCGTCCTTGTCGTAGTCTTCTTCCAGTTCTTCTTTGCGGACATTGGTCTTGCCACGGGCACCCATCTTCTTACCTGTGCCTTTGGGACGACCACGACCACGCTTGACCACTCCACCTTCGTCGTCTACTTCATCATTGCGATCCACGGGTTCCAGTGTTGTGACACGACGGCGTCCATCGATGTCTTGGAACCGCTTGCGGCTACCATCTCGGAATGTCACCGTGTAGTCATCTTCACGACCATCTACATCTGCACCTATTTTACGATACATCATTTTCTTGTCAAAGAAATCAACGAAGCTTTCTTCGATCTGGCTTTCATTCATCTGTGCTTTTTCATCACTGGTGTCACCAGTGACTTTGTAGGTTTTTCCGTCGATAGAAAATGTAGGTTTGCCAGCTCGGATGGCATCCAACCGAGCTTTGGTAAAGTCGTTGCCTTCTTCCATGTCTTCTTCTTTGATCTTGCCCCACTTGCCACCGTGTGCTTGTTTAGCACGGATAGCAAAATTGAGTTCAGCGGTCTTGCCTTTGAGTTCGTCGGGCACCTTCTCGCCACGCTCACGATACTTTTCTGTCTTGTCAAGATTTGCTTTCTTCATGGCCTTGAGATCGCCGATGTCTTTGCCTTTGTATTTGCCACGCTCAGCAGGATTTGTCTTGATGGGAGGTTCAATCTTTTCAGCCACCTGCTCAACGCTTTCGTTGAGATTTTTCTTCTCAACTGAGTTGAGTTTAGCGAGGATGTCGTACATGTTGTTCATTGCTATTTCCTTATCGGCGGAAGCCAGTGGCTGGTTTGGGAGGACGCTTGATCGTAGTCATGGGACTCTTCACACCCATTGGCAGATCGTTGGTGGTTTCAGCGGCTGGTGTCTTGCCTCCAGCTACTGTGAATTTTGCTGCTTCTGCGGAGTTCTTGACCACAGCATGGTCTTTGCCTACAGCAGAATAGTCTTTCTTGAGATCTCGCTGTTCTTTGGTATCAGCAGGATAGTCGGACTGCAACAGCGGCGAACCTTGTTCTTCGATACCCAACAACTCACGATCCATGCCTTCTTGCCAATGCAGTTCATTGATGGCCATACGGTTCTCGCTCACGCCCAAGAGTTCCACTATCTGGGCCACCTGTTGGCGGTTGGCTGGGTAACGCAAGATCACATCCATCATGGTAACACGCTCGTTGGGATAGTTTTCAAAGCCCTCGGGCTTGCTCAACACTGGTGTGGTCTTGACATCGCTGACGCTCTTGGGATCAAACTTTTTCATTTGTTCTTTGAACGCGGCCATGAAGCCATCGGGCAGGTCACCCACGAATTTGATGCGATAATCAAAGGTTTTTTCGCTCTCGGCGAGGTATGTAGCAAAGTTTTTCATATCAGGATCCTATGGATATATTTAGCGTTTCGTGTCTTTTGACGGTTCCGTGGTAGATTTGCCCAAGAGATGATTCAAGAGCTCGTTGCGATCCAACACATGGCCTTGTGCTGTGGGCAGAGACAGGTTGTCTTGTCCACCTTCTCTGTCCAACTTGACCTTTTTCATCTGCATGTCGATCATCTTGAGTTTTTTGTTCATCTTCGCGGTCTTGGCCGTGATAGCATGTCCCAGCATGGTTCCGGCCACGGCAAATATTTCTGATGCATAACGGCTGTCAACTTGCATGCCAAGATTCATTAGATCATCAAAGCTCTCCTGGGCACGCCGTGCCAGGTCGTCCATCTCTTGATCGCTGGACTCTAGCCCCTGGACTGCTGGGAGGGCTGCTTCGATCTTGTCAAGAGACGCCAGAGTTTCTGGCAGGATGGGCAGTTGCGCCGCATCACTCGCAGCCTGTTGATCAGTGTCGTTGGGTTGCTCATCGTTTTCTCCCGATGCTGGCAGATCGAATAATTCTTCCAGTCTTTGATTCTGCGGTAAAGTCATACCGATATTTACCGGTTATTTTTTACCATTTCTGAATAACTGGTCTTCTGTGATCACACGGAAGGTCAGACCTTGCCTGCGACACCATTTGGTGGCAGCGTCCCATTTGCAGTAATTGACAGCGACCACGGCTCGGTCTCTATTAGACGCCTTGCTTTCGATGATGCTTTGTTTTTTGGGTTTGATCTCGACCAGTTCGGCCCGTTGGCGCCCGTTCTTGTCAGCATAGACCACCAAAAAGTCAGGTATGTAGTTGGTCATGCGACCAGTGAAGGGATGGCGATATGGAATAGAGATTGATTCTGATGCCCACTGCAGGATGTGCTTGTTGTTGTCACAGAATTGCATGAAGGCCAACTCCCATCCCGATCGATACCTTGGAAGACCTTTGCCCACATATTTGTCTGTGTTAATGGGACGGAACACACCCTGCGCAAACTTGCTCATGGTAACACATTGCGAGCGGCCCAGACATTGGGTTGCACAGGATTGTTCACGCCCAATAGCGTGGTTGGGCTGCGCAGGCCATTGAGATAATAAGCCAGGGTGTTGGTGATTTGTATCTGATTCTGGTCCTGCATCTGCTCAACGAGGTCCAGCACAGGCACACCTGTCTGGTCGCTGATGCGGAACAGCACCGAAGTAAAACTGTCCGCTGCATCTGCTGTGTCAAACACAGACAAGAAAAAACTGTTGACCACATCGTACTCGTTGGCATCCACATCTACGGCAAACTCATAGAATTCGTCAAAAACTCTCACAGTGAGATCAACAGCAGGATTTAATGTGTTAACGGAATTCTGTCCAGGCATGATTATCTTTTAGGTATAGGAAAGATCGGTGCATTCAACTTTTGTTGGATAGTGGTTCCGGCGCTGCCCACTGGCTGATTGCGGATCACACCAGGCAGGGTCTGTTGGATGACTTCTTGCACTCCTTGTCGGGTTTCAGCTCTAGCAATGGCTTGTAGATTTTTACCTTTGAAAGTATTATAGGCTGTGCCAGCTTTTTGTACAGCTCCGATCACTCCTGCCACAGACCCGGCCTGCAGATCTTGGTAGATGCCTAGACCAGCATCAAGCAAACCACCCTGGCCCAATATGCTCTGTGTGCCGCCGGGCCGGCCAATGGGGCTCTGTACCTGATCGTAGTAAGTGGGATTGGCAAATCCCACTGCATTGGTATCAGGTCTGGCTTTGCCAATGGCACCCGAATAATACTTCACCGTTTCATACTGTATGGTCATGGTGTTTTCCATGATACCGTTGTCTTGGTAGTAGTCGTACTGATCATGGCTCCAGTCGGTGATCAAGGGATTGATCAAAACATACTCTACGAATTTATGCTGATTGAATCCATAGATTTGGATGTCTCTGAAGAACGGTGGTTTGGTCGGTGCAGACCCTGGCACGCCGCTTTGTGTGCCATCGGAATATGACTCGCCTACATAACCCCAATCGTTGACGAATCGATCGTTGGCATAGATGTCTCGGTTGTTGTAGTCGAATCCCTGTGTACGATTTGCATTTACGCCGATGGCACCGTTCTGTGCTGGGGTGTTGTTGTTATATGGTTGGTTTGGATCTTTGTAATAATAGGCGTAATAATTGTACCAAAGCGTGCGTATGAGATCGCCACCATCGTCGTGGAATACACATCTCACCGGCTGGTAATTGATCTTTTTTTGCACCAGTCTTTTACGATTGTACTGATTCATCGTGTCAACTTCCATCTGGTACTTGGGAAGTTCGATATTTTTGACCAAGAGTCCCACGGTGCTGGAATCAGTGCTGTTGAATATCTGACGCAGTGGTGGTATGGCCGAAGTGTTTAGATTGAAGTAGACATGGAATAGGAACTTGAGGCGAGGACTGTTCTCATACCCATTGGTGCGAAAAGTTTTGCTCGCATGAGTATAATCTTTGAGGAAATCATTCCCAAAGAATGTATTGAGAAAGTCCTGACCAAAGGCCATGGAGCGTTATGCTCCTACGCCAGCACCCGTGATAGCGCCTGCGATGGTTCTAGCGGTAGCAGTACCAACACCAACACCAAACGGTGACTGATTGGCGTTGTCAAATCTTATGCTCAATGCAATGGTCACTGGTTCGCTGGTACCGTAGTTCAGATCGTTGTAATTGGCCGACACTAGATAGCAACCATACAGTTCCCATGATTCTAGCACAGTGGGTTCAACCGCACCGTTGCCACCGTCAAGCACTTGACAAACAGTGGTAAACTTGTAGTCGATACCAGATGCCGCAGAAGCCTGTTCAAGGAAATCCAGTTGCTTCTGTAGTTGTTGACCAACTAATCGAGTGACTTCGTTGCTGGCATCGTCGCGCAGATTGATAGTGACAGGTTCCCATGAATGCTTACCAGCAAGATACAATTTGCTGTTGTAAATGTCGATGGGTATCTCATCAAAACTCACAGACGGTCTGGTGAAATCCATGACCTGTTTGGTGAGTTCTGTGGTGGTTGCATTGATACCAAAGTTCTGGAAGAAAACCCGGAACCGGTATTTTAATTTTGGCATCAATAGGCCTTGTTCAGATGAACTCTGATCACTGGCCAAGGGCACTGTCATTCTGTTAAGTGATGCGGAAGGCATATTCGTAATTCTCCTTGATGCAATTATTTATGGCCGGCGAGGCCAAAAAAAATGGGGGTCAATGCCCCCATTTTCTTGTCTAGCGATACCGTTAGACGGTGGTCGACGATGCGACTTGTCCAGCTGATATCTCGCCGGTGTTCTTGATTCGCAATGGAATATAGATGAACTCCACTGCTTTCACGGGCTCTATAGCGATATCAACCCAAAGCTCGTTGCGATCAATTCTAGCCGGTGTGTTGTTGCTCTCGTCACAGACCACTAGGTAGTCATAGATACCGCGCTTGGCTACTAGATCGATCATGAGACTGTTTACAGCATTGGTCATCTCGTTGCGAGTGATCTGATCGTTGGGCTCAAACACAAACTGAGAACCAATCTCTTCCAGGCGTCCGCGGACGAATGCTATCAACCGTGCCACGTTGATACGATCCAAAGCCGAAGTAGTTGCTGCTTCAGTCTTGTTGCCATAGTTGACTATACCTGCACCTGGAATAAAGGTTATAGGATTGATCTTGTTGGTATACAAGGTATCACGCAAGCCCTGACCCGTGGCTATGGTCACGAATTCACCTGTCTGGCCGTTGATATATCCAATGCGTTCAGCATTGTCTACCAGGCCGCGACGCACGCCAGCCGGGGCCAACCAGGGGAACGCCACTTCGTCGTTGCGGATGAAAGTACGGACCATCATATGGCTAGGAGGCTGTACCACTGGGCTGCCACTAAGATCTGTGGTCTGGCAGCTAGGATAGAATGTGGCCAAATAAGTGTCAGCCGTTACCAATCCAGATTCCGTATCTGTAGTCACTCCAGCGGTGTTTGTAGCCCAGGCAGTGATGGCAGTGCCAGTGGGTTCAAGACGCAGAGGAGTGTCGCCAATCACGAAGCCAGTGTTGCTGCGCTCGTTGTTGAGTGCGACCATGTTGGGGATCAGTTCAGGATATTGTGGTGTTGCCAAAAGATTGAACTGTACTTGCTCTTCACGCAATGTATCTTGCGTGTCGATGGCCGATTTCATTGCTGCCACCACCAAAGCACGCACCGCTTGCCGTCCCATGTAGGGTGAACCGTCGTTGCGATTTCCTGAAGCTGTGACCCAAGCATTGGTCTCCAGCGTGGACCAGTAGGCAGTATTTGTAGGAGCGTTACCGGTGCTGTTCTGGATACACACATAAAGCACAGCATTGTACAACACTTTGTCTCCCACCACATAAGCTGTGGAAGCTGAGTAGGTGTCAAATGAGAAGTCAGTCGCGTTGAAATAGTCGCTTTGGAAAGATTTCACATTGAATCCTGACCGGCGTGTGTTGAACAACAACATACCTTCAGGATACAAAGTGGGTTCAGGAGCGTCAATGTCCAAATAATCACTGGTCAGCAAGCTGGTGATAGTGGGGATATTGTCTGTTATAGGGTTGGTCGTACCATTGGGGGCCCATCGGGCATCTGCAAACAATATACCGTCTGCGGTGGTCTGATCTGAATTGACGATCTGGACCCATTGCAACACACCGTCTACCTGCTGCCAGCGTTTGATCACAGGATACAGTTCGAGATTTGATGTATCGATCCAAAGGTCGCCTTGCACCAGAGCGGTTCCATCACTTTGCTCAGTGGGTGCTGTCACAGAAACAATTGGGCCTGCAGGGTCAGTTTGCGTGAGATTGAAACCACGCACATCGTTGGTCACTGTCTGATAACCTTTCCAGCCGCCGTCGTCCTGGATCATGATATCCACTTGGTCGGTAGCAGAATAATACCAGTAACGGCCGTCTGCGGGATCTTGATCGGGTGCGGTGTCGCTGGCTGTGTACTCTAGAGGCACCCAACCCGAAAGGATCAGTGCCGAAGTTGAACCAGGCTGCAGTCTCACTCCGGTGACATCAGTGTTGAATCCTGCATCAAAAACTGGTCCGCCGCTGAGCGAACCCCCGTCGAGGACAACCACTCCGCCCAAGCTGTGCGTGATAGCGACAGCGCCATCCGATGTAACAGCAGCAGACACAGGTGCACCTGCAGGTATCGCTGCCGAAAATGCTGACACGAAAGCAGCAGCCGTAGATCCGGCCAAGGTAGCAGTGACCGCTGTGGTCAGTGTGCCGCTGTTGGCCACGCTGTACTGTATGGTAAAGGTTTCGCTAGAAACGAAAGTGGGCGTATCATTGTCACCAGTGGTCACAGTGGCACCAGTGTTTAACCGTTCAAAAACTTTCAGCGTGAATGTGTTGTTTCCTGAACCAGATTCTGGTGCCACATTGTATTGTGTATAAGTGGAACCGGCTGGTATGTTCTTACCACCGCCTGCAGGATCAAGCGCAGCATTGGCTGACTGATCGTTTTCATAGATAGGCGCAGCTTGCTGCACAAACAGGCCCAGTGTAGCATCATACTTTTTGACGATGATGTCAGCACCAGAATTTACTGCCGTGGTCACATTCCACACAGAGCCAGTGGGCCGAGGTGTGGTCTGGCCAGTGGCCCAGCGCGGGTTGGTATAGTTGGGGCTTTGCTGCAGCGCAGGTGAATAGTAAGTACCTGCTGTGATGCCCAAGGTTGTCAGTGGGGTGCCAGTGTCGTTGGCGATGGTGATAGCACCATCAGGAGTAGAATCAACTGTGCCCGAATCGCTGTCAGCATACAGCCAAAGTTTGTTGCTGGTCAGTGTGAGATTGGTCTCGGCCGTGACGCCAGCGATGCCAGCACCGTTGATGTCGGAAACCAAGCTGGCCAAGGTCTGCCCAGTCAATGTGACTTCAATTTCGTTGATCTGGATCTTGTTGCCCACTGTCAGAGCATTGCCGGTCACAGTGTTTGATCCTTGCACTGTGGGCCAAGAATTTTTCCAATCATCGCTACCAACGAGTACCCAAGCATTGTCATTGTTTTTGTAGTACACAGGGTTGTTGGTATTGGTGGCTACCACTGCATAGTCACCAATGGCGCCTACGGAGCTAGCCGGGATGCCACCGCTGAGTTCTGCAGTATCTGTGATCACCGTGGGTGTCTGTAGTGTGAATGCTCCCGTGGTTTGATTCCACTGGAATATACCCCAGGCAGTGCTGGCAGTATCCAGCCAGTATGTATCAGCAGCTGGAGCGCCGGTAGGACGCACCAGGCTGGCAGTAAGTTCAGCAAGATCGATGTTGGCGCGCTGTACATAAGCACGATTAGAGATGCCCAAGGCACTGTAAGCAGCCAGCAAGCCATATTCGTTGAGCTCGTATCCGTTGATTGGTGTGCCAGCAGATGTCTTGTAGAAAAACGGATTGCCAAATGTAGCAGATAGATCGCGCTGGCTAGTTATGAGATAAACTTTGCCGGCATTTGCTGCCAGGGTACCGGCGGCCACACCAACTCCGGTTCCGGAAATCTTATTCTGTGCTGTGGCGATCAAGAAATAAGGTACCGAGTTAGTCGCTGCAGGAATGTAGTTCGACTCGTCGATTACTGTTACTTCTACGCCAGGGGATACAAGTGCCATAATGTCATCCTTATAAATGGTTACCTATATTTATAGGTACCGGCCTAAGAATGGTGGTTTGCGGAACCTTAATTAAGGCCTAGTCGCTAAATACCGCTATGCGCCCTTTATGCCAAGTTTGCGGTAAAAATGCCCGTGCCATCAACGGGTATCACAACGACAAAGTCTACTATCGCAGTAGGTGCAATGCCTGCATCCGCAAAGGGCGGAAGAAGAAACCCAGTGTGCCGAGATGGCAGGCAGCAGGCTATGATAAGAAACCAACTTGCGACCGCTGTGGTTTCAGGGCCAAACATGCCAGCCAACTAATCGTCTATCATGCCAACGGAGATCTCAACGACTGTGAACTCCGCAATCTAAAAACTGTTTGCTTGAACTGTGCTGCCGTGATCACGCGGCAAGATGTATCTTGGCGGCGCGGAGATCTTGAACCAGATCTGTGATCTGGGCGTAGAGTTCGTCAAGTGTGCCATCATTGGCGATCACTTTGTCAAATTTCGTTCCGATCCAGGCAGTTTCGCTGGCGTGGATACCTCGCTGCCGCAAGGCTTCTTTTGGATCCCCGTATGCCCAGTGACGATCGCTGTTGGCAGCCAGTGCCGCATCGTACCAATCAGGCTCAGGGCCGCGGGTGACACGGATCACATAGCCTCCCTGTTTGCGGATGGCTCTAATTTCATTGGGAAATCTGCAGTCGGAAATCACCACATCATCTGAAGTTTTGCGCAGTTTGTTTTCTAAACTAGCGATCCAAATGTCATCATGGAAAGCACTGCGGCATACTTCTGTACCCCAATGCTGCAGGATATATCGAGGAGTGATCACCCGGTCCAGTCGTTGACTCCACCACTCGTCGGGCTGCTCGCGCCACTCGCGGCTGCTTTTGCTACGCCCTTCCAGCATGTCTCGATCCCAACCAAAAACCGCAGCACAAGCATCTTTTAGGGTGGCTGCGAAACTGTCCCTGCGGAATTCGTGGATGTTCACTAGATAGTCTGCTATGGTATCCTTGCCCGAACCAATCAGGCCACATACTCCAATGATCATTGTACTGTCTCCTCTAACCATTCTTTGCATTGCGGCCATGACCGATAGATATGGGCGCGGCCGCCGGCGCTGATCCATTCGTGGCAATTGCTGTCGCGATCATCTATCAAGATGTCGCCTGGGCGACAGTGCCGCCATTTGTCATGGCTGAATGGACCAAAAAACACCGGTACGCCGGGGAAATAGTGATTGGCCCACCATACCTTGTCCTGGGCAGCATAGGGCATGCTGTAATCATGAGGCAGAGCAGTCAGGAAAAATATTTCGTCTGTACCAGAGCGGCATCGAGACTGGATCCACTCGACCAGATCCATGGCTCCGGGTTTAAGTGGCAGGTTATAGTAGAATCTTTGATTTTGTCTGATCTTTTGCCAATCAGAGTCCGGTATGCGCTGCCCGTAATCCCAGTCTCGAGCCACTATGGATTTGGCATAACCCATCCAGTCGGCGACAACATCATCCATGTCAACGAAATAATTCAAACCAACTCCTTGATCTTCAGGTACTCCAAAGTATCCCATAGCAGATCTATCTGCCGGCGACAATCTTCTAATGCATGGTGACTGGCTGGGTATTTGTTCAACCCGGGACAGAGTCCGTACACTGTACGAGCATCTCTGACTTTGAAATACTGCCAGGGCAGCACTATGTTGTAGCTTTTGTAGGCGTGTTCCAGGATGTTCATATCAAATGTGGGACCATTTGCCCATACTCGATTGCATTGCCAGGTCAGCCGATGTAACTCTTCCAAGGCCTGTTTTAACGGAATCCGTCCTTCGGGACTGAACGCTTCTTCTTGTGCCTCTCGTGGCTGGGTGGCCCACCATTCTATGGTACCTTGGCTGATGTTGCGGTCGGGTTGGCTGTCGGGATCGACCCTGGCATAGTACCAACGATCGCTGTATCCATCGGTGCGTTGTAAAGGATCAAAGACCTGGGCAGCGATGGTCAGGATGCAGGCGTCCACGCCAGTGCCACAGGTTTCAATATCAATCATTATGTCAGCCATGCTGACATTTTAGCATAGATTTTGAGTTAATACTAGATGATTTTTAACCGATTACGAAGGTCAAAGGCTGAGAACCGTCGACATACAGTTTGAGTTCTTCCACGCATTTGTCTATCTGGGCTTGACCTTCGGCCTTCATCTGGGCACCATTCAGGGTCGATCCGCCTTGGGGACCAGCAATAGTGGCAAACTTTTCTCGAGCTTCGCCTATGATGATCTTGGCTGCGCCTGTCATGCAATCTCGGAACCACTGGCTGATTTGGTAATCAGCTAGTAGCGTGATTTCGGGTTTGAGATTGTAGGTCCACAGCAGAACAGTTTCGCCCGACCCGCGAGGATCACGGATCAGTTGCAGTTTTTTTGTCACAGGGTTCCAGGTATAGTTGATATAGCCGCCAAACATACGAGCAGCCAGTTCCACATACTGCTGATAGAAGTCATAGGTGGCCATGCCACCGGTGCTTTGATTGAAGTTCAGTAGGTAAACATTCAAGGTGGCGGCCCCAAACGGATCAAAACTGTAACCGCCCGAACCAGTGATACCGATGGTGCGCCGGAAGATCTGGCGGACCTGCATGACTTCCTGCGGCAGGTAATACTCGTTTTGTCCTTCGATCAACTGCATGAAACTGTAGCTCTCTTCGTAGGCGTTTTGGGCCCGCTGGCGATAGATACCCAGGGTGCGCTGATAAGCAGCCTCGTAGTGGCTGGGATCCAGCTCTAGATCGATGATGTAGTCGCCCAGTTGCAGTTGTACATATTCTATCAACTGCTTTTTCAGTGGGTCGAGGCTGTCGTTGAGTGGGTTCTGACCATTGGCCATATCTGGGCTCCTTGCCCAGATATTTATCGGATCTTCAGCAGTATCAAGTTCTCGTTACCGCGACCATTGAACTTGACTTCGGTGGCTCGGATGTCCTTGAAAAACTTGCGGTGCTGTGCCACACCGCCCTGCAACAGAGCTCGGATCTGTTCTGCAGGCTTGCGTAGCGTTTTTTGTACACTGTTGGTAGGATCAAACCCGATCAGCATGTTGTTTTTTACAGTAAACGATCCAGCATGGGTGTCTGCTACCACATAGATCAACTTGCGTTTCTTGCTATCATACAGCCAGGCTTCCTGTGCTTCTACTAATTTGGTCACAGGCTCAGATTTGAGTTTAAGCTCCGCAAATTCATCCTGATACTTGAACTTCTGTGTGAGTTTTTCTTTGCTCACTGGTTTTTTGGTCCTGGGCTTGCGTTCCACTTTCTTGATCTGTATATAACTGCCGCAGTCGGCGATCACGGTCTCGCAGAATTTGATCAGACTTCGCAGTTGTAGCTTGCCAAAGTTACTGTAACCTTCTACAAGTTGAGCATCTCGGCCCTTGGCCACTTCTTCCAGTTCCGCCACACGGCGTTTCCATGCGTCGGCGATTTCGCCCACCATCTGCGGAGCCACATTCATACCGCGGATCACAGCCATGGGTTTGAAATCGGCGTTCATCTTGCCACCAGCATGCAGGACTTGGATCATCTCATCATACATGCCTTCGATCTCGCCTGCAGCCTCGCTCATCTTTTCACGCAATCGATCCTGGATGTTGGGCTTGGCTATCACTTCTTCGGCTGTGGCTACCACTTCTTTGATTGCTCTGACTGTTTCTAAGTGCTCGGAGATGGTGTTGTCTAATCGCAATTCTTCATGCTCCAGCAGAACCAGGCCCATGGTGTTCATACGACACAACCAGCCAGTTTGATTAAGCACTGTGGCTTCAGGGACCTTGGCGAACAATTTGGCATCTCGTGGCCTATCGTGCCGGGTCAGCCAATCGATCACGCACTCTTTGGCTTCTTTCTTGCCATAGTGATAGTTGTACCAAGTGAACGCACCTATGATGGCTCCTTGCCTGCTTTCGCTTTCGGGCTGGATGCGCCATTCGGGCTCGTTGCCGGTATATTTGGTGTCGGCGCTACGGGGATTCATCGATTTGGGTGCTTTGACAATAGTAGCCATGGGTTCTCCACTGTGATATGCGTAATTATAGCAGGTCATTCTTTTCTGGTCAACACACCCATAAATATACTACTATGCCCAGATTATCCATGTGGCGTCCTAACAAGACGAACGATTACCGCTTTTTCGACCGTACTATTTCGGAGATGTACACCGTGGGTGGGGTGGATATCTACATCCACAAATACCTTGGCCCAAAAACTGGGGAAGGCGATTCAGTAGAAAGCGGAAACTACGATGCCACCCAGCCCAATTACTCAGTGGAAGATCCGTTGTTCATACAGGATCTCCTGCTGTTGGAAAATCGCGACAGGTCCTATGATGCTGACATCTATCAGATGCGCGGAGTTTTCAATGTAGGTGATATAGACTTTGATCTCACGCAGTTTGGTTTGTTCTTGAACAATGATACCTTGTTCATCACTTTCCATTACAACGATATGATAGACACCATTGGTCGCAAACTCATGAGTGGTGATGTGCTGGAGATTCCAAACCTCAAAGATCCCAACCCGTTGAACGCTGCCATAGCCAAGGCCCTGCCCAAATATTATGTGATCCAGGACGCTGCCTATGCTGGGGAAGGGTTCGCTAGAGAATGGCTGCCGCACACCTGGCGTGTGAAAGCCACGCCCATGGTCAATGCCCAAGAGTATCAAGACATCTTGGACAAACCGTTTGAGACCACGAATATCTGGGATCCTATCAACTTCTATCCACAAGGCACCATCGTGCTGTCCGGCGACACATATTATCAAGCCAGGATTGACACACCCGTGGGCACAGACATCACCAATACGACCTATTGGCTCGAGATCACTGATCCCACAACTATCGCAGATGTAGATAGCACTCGCAACAAAGACCTACAGATCAACGATGCCTTGTTGGCGCAGGCCGAGATCGATGTGCCATTAAGTGGGTATGACACAGTTAAGTTTTATATCTTCCCTACCAACCCCGATGGTACTCCAGCAGATCCCAATTCAGTGACCATCGACAGCACCAATATTGATGTGGACGCCACAGGAGTCAATGTTGCTGACGCGGCACAGACACCACAGGCCGACGGCTATACCATGGGATACTTGACTGGCGACGGCATCGCACCCAATGGTCTACCTGTGACACCAGGCATATCGTTTCCCACTAATCCCCAGCAAGGAGCATATGCCCTGCGCTTGGATTATTTTCCAAATCGACTGTTCCGTTACGACGGTCGGCGCTGGATCCATATCGAAGATGCGGTGCGCACCGATCTCAGCAATGGGCCGCTTAACAATACCCTGCGTAGCAGTTTCGTCAACAATACATACACAGTGAGCACAACAGATCTTGGCAACATACCCAGCCGACAGAGCTTGAGTGAGTTGCTGAAACCTCGTGCCGACAACGGCGATGATGGTGGCTTCAAACCCGCCAACCCAAGACCAGGCACTTATCCTGGACAAAGAAACGACACGGACTAATCAATGTCTCAACAATTTTTTTATGATGCCCAAATACGCCGGTTCCTGATACAGTTTGCCAGGATCTTTTCAAACTTTTCGGTAGAATATGGTGGCACCAACCCTGACACACAGGCCCTGGTGCGTGTGCCCGTGAGATATGGTGATGCCACACGGCAGGCACAGACCATCATACAAGAGAACTCGGCCAGCAACATGCCGTCGACGCCGTTGATCACATTTTACATCACGGCCTTGGAATATGCCCGTGACCGGCTGCAAGAACCTTATCATGTCAGCAAGGTACAAGTCCGGCAACGGACCTATGACACCAGCACTGATACCTACGAGACCACACAAGGCAATGCTTTCACAGTAGAGCGGCTGATGCCTGTGCCTTATACCTTGACTTTGAACGCGGATTTTTGGACGAGCAACACCAATCAAAAATTCCAGTTAGTTGAACAGATAGCCACCTTGTTCAACCCCAGCTTGGAGATACAGAGCACTGATAACTATCTGGACTGGACCAGCCTGTCAGTGGTAGAACTTGAGCGTGTGAATTGGTCTAGCCGTGTCATACCAATGAACGCTGAAAATCCCATAGACATATTCACCATGACGTTTAAACTGCCGATCTTTATCTCTTCACCGGCCAAGGTCAAGAAATTGGGCGTGGTACAGAAGATCATCATGAGCATGTATGACGAAAACGGCGATGCCAACGAAGCCATACTCAACAACGACTTGCTTTTAGGTACCAGACAGAAGTTCACGCCTTACAACTTCCAGGCCTTGCTGATCGGCAACAAAGTACAGGCACTGAAGTACAGCCAGACTGTACCTGTGCCCAATGACAATACCACGCCACCGCAATCGCCGCCCAGCAACGAATTCTGGCAAGCTGTGGTCGGCATGTACGGAGTGTTGCGACCGGGCATCAGCCAGATCAGATTTGACAATCAATGGGGCGATGACACACAGGTCATTGGCACAGTAAGCTATGATCCCACCGATGATCGATTCCTGTTGATCAATATAGACGAAGACACCTTGCCACAAAACACGCTGGATCCTGTGGATGCAGTGATCAATCCCTTGACCGCTGGGCCTGGAGAAGGGCTACCTGCAGCAGTGGCAGGCCAACGGTATCTAATACTAGATGACATGGGAGGAGATACCACTGCCTGGGGCAACTTTGCCGGGGCTCGGGCCAATGACATCATCCAATATGATGGAGACTTTTGGTTTGTAGCTTTTGAGTCGGCAGACCAGACTACTAATGTAGAATTTGTAACCAATATCACCACCGGCTTGCAATACCGCTGGACTGGCACTGAATGGGTCAAAAGTTACGAAGGGCTGTATCCTTCGGGAGAATGGAGCCTGGTGTTGTGAACGCAGTAGGCGTATGGTTTTACAGCATCAGCACCGACCGTTATCTTTATCTCATGCGAGATGATGCCAAGCACCCAGGATCGTGGGGATTGCCCGGAGGCAAAGCCGAGGCTGGCGAAAGCCTGTTGGTAGCGATGAAACGCGAGTGTGAAGAAGAGATTGGCGGTTTTCCAGATTTCGTCAAACTCATCCCTTTAGAGATGTTTACCAGCGACGATGGTAGATTTAGATATCACACATTTTTCTGCGGCGTGGATGAGGAATTCATTCCTCGATTGAACCATGAACACCATGGGTATGCCTGGATTGACAGCGACCATTGGCCAAAACCCTTGCACCCAGGACTGTGGTCTACTTTAAACTTTGATGCGGTGCAATCTAAAATCAAGTCTATCACCCAAAGCATGCAGGATCAGACATCGCAATAACTGATCCAAGATCTGTAGTCTTGGCAGATGACATTGCGCAGTCTACGCCACTCCGGAGGCATGCGGCTTTCTACTCCTACCAAGATGAATAGTGTGGTATCATAAGCAGCCATGACCCGTCCAATATCTGCTACAGTGTGGTCGGTCAACCAAGGCGTATCAAGGCTGGCGCCCAATAAAAAGATTTCACGGTGGCCGTCAAATGCGGGAAGATACACTGCTGTGGCCTGGCTGTCCATCGATGGTGTCATGGGTATGAGATACAGGCGGCCGGGGTAAGTCAGTACAACCCTGGGTGTGGTATATACCGTGCATCGTTCTTCGTATCCTTGCGCGACCATGGCATCAATTTCAGATCTTTCTTTACCAATCCAAAAATCTAAAATCATGTCTTGCCAGATGCGGCCTGTGGCATAGGTCTGTAATCGTTTTTTACCAAGCAAGCCTCCACGATGCCGTTGCAATCTAGCGAAATCAAACAAGCCTCGATCCGCATCGCTAATTATGACTGCGGCACGACCTGAGATGTGATGATTTTCAATGGGATTAGGAATCCACTCGCGGCTTTGTTGTTTCATACCACCGGACCAGCGTGTTTCTGTGACTAGAAACTCGCCGCTGTAATCACGGCGATAGCACGGCAATGTCATAGTCGTCCTACTAAGACCTCTATGACACCAGGACCATCGCTATCATGATTTTCCAGGGCTTTGCCGATTATCACCCCCGGTTGATACAGTGGTGCGGGTAGCACACAGGCATGACCTGGCACATTACTGCTGCACAACACATCACCGCGATTGACATAGCCCACTACTTGGCAGGGCACACGGCCCAGCAAGGCCACAGTGACCGCGGTAGGAGAATCTTCAGTAGCGTTCATTATCACCGCTGGTGCGGTGGATACTACACCGGCTATTTTAGTTGACGCTAGGCTTGAAGATTGTGTCACTTCTTGCTGACCACCAATCTCCAGCACTGTACCAGGTTCATAGATCTCATCCGCGATGTACCGTTCTGCGATGTCAGCGTATTGTGCAGATGTGGCCTTGGCAAATACAGTGTTGAAATAACCGGTGGCATTGCCAATATTGCCGGTGCCATTGGCTTGGCTGTTGACTATGCCAGCCGAAGTAAAAGCTGCTATGCCTGATCCGCCCACTGTAATAGCGATACTGCCACCTGAACTCAACACTTTTACATTAGAAGTTCCATTGGATATAGAATCGGCGCTCAAAGTACCAATCTCAGCATCAACATAGGCCACAGTAGCGAGATTGCCGCCGCCACCGGCCGTGGTACCATCATGCACTCTCAGCGTCCAGTTGGTAGTGTCCACGGTAATCTCGCCCAAAGCACCAGTAAAGGCGTTGTTTTGTGTGGCAGTGCCTCGGCGATATTGTACTTGTGTGCTCATTTTTTATTCCTTGCTGATATTTATGTTTATGCCCCGCGCATCATAGAACCATTGAACCAGGAAATTGTTCCTGTTCCTGCATTTTGTACAGTTCTATTGGCTCCACTGGTTTGTTGTGCATATATTTCAAAATAATCACCCGTGCCGTTAGCATATACCAAACAACTGATGTTCATGGTCCAGAAATCGTTGGCAAATGCTGTGCCAGATTGATTCCATGATCTCCGGAATGCTGCACCGTTCTTGTAGACCACGATCATACACTCGCCAGTCCCGGGACCGCCACCGTCCATACGGATGGCCGAATTGAGTTGATAGTATCCTTCGACTGTGGGAGTGAATGTTGAACTGGCAAAATTACTATTGGTGTCAAAATCTTCTGTCCCAAATAATACTTTCTGCAGTGACCCGGATGTGATAGTTTGTGCTGTACCCGAACTGGGATAAGCCGAAAATGCTGGCCCATTGACTGCTTGTTTTCCCGCAACAGATATTGGACCTGTTACACTCAACCCACCAGAGTTAGTCAAGCTCAATATAACACTGCTGTAGGCACTGTCCACAACTTCCAATCCGCCAGTACTGGTCAAGCGGAATGTCTTGTTGGGATTGGTAGCTCCGCCGGAAGAGTTTGTGGCTTTTAGGAAGTCTGCGTAGCCTGTGCCGCCTTGGGTGTTGGCTGCGCTGACTTGGATACCGGAACCTATGGCCGTTGCCGGAGCATAGGCAATGATGGCCTGTCCGCTGCTAATAAGATTTCCAGCCGTTATGTTGCCAGTGGTAGTGATCACTGCATTAGCGGTCAGTATATTGCCATTGATTGAGTTGACGATAAAGTTATCATTGCTGACAAAACCTTCAATGTAAAAACTACCAAGGTCATAACTTTCTGTCACTGCAGCGGTCACGCTGCCTAGGTCTTCGGACACTGTCACTGCTTCGGTGACCAGCCCCATGTCGCCGCCAGTGGCAAAAATACTTTCACTGCCTACAGATGATATGGTAATAGTGTTATTGGCAGCATCAGTGGTGATAGCTATGCCCGATCCCTCGGCTAAGGTCAGAGTATCACTAGTGTTATCCGCGCTGACTGTTGTTTCTCCTGAAACTGCGATGTTACCAAAGGCATTGATTCCCGTAAGTTGGCTACCGTTGCCAAGTATATAGGACCCTGTAACATTGCCACTGGCTGTAACGGTAGTGGCAGTGACAGCACCATTAGATACTAAATTCCCACCCGACACATTGCCGGTGGCATTTACAGTACCAGCTGTGGATAAATTGCCAACCGTAGCTGTACCTGTGGCAGTTATGGTAGTGGCAATGACAGTGGAATTGGATATTAGGTTACCACCCGAGATGTTGCCTGTGGCATTGACAGTACCTGCTGTACTGACATTACCAAATATACCCGTACCAGTAGTGGTAATGTTAGTAGCAGTGACGGTAGCATTGGATACCAGATTACCACCTGAGATGTTGCCCGTGGCATTGATAGCACCAGTGGCAGATATATCAGTTGTGTTGACAGTGGTCACTGTCAGCGAAGTACCAGTGATAGTGCCGTTGGATGTCAGATTGCCACCCGAAATATTGCCAGTGGCATTGACAGTACCCGATGTGCTGACATTGCCAAATGTGCCTGTACCTGTGGTAGTGATCGTTGTACCGGTTATGGCCGAGTTGGACACAAGATTGCCACCCGAAATATTGCCAGTGGCATTGACAGTACCCGATGTGCTGACATTGCCAGTGGCACTCACACGTCCTGTGACATCCAGGCCTGATGTGGAAAAAACTGCTATGTTGCCGGTACCACCTATGCCCACAGTGACATTGCCGCCTGAGCTGACAACATTGACGTTTGATGTACCGTTAGAGATACTGTTGAGGCTGATGCCAGTGACACCGATGGTCACTGTCTTTGATGTGTTGTTGCCGGTGATGGCGATGTTGTCGCCTGCGGTCAGCGTGACTGTTCCGCCTACAGCATTGGCCAATACTGCAGTTCCATTGGCATAGATATTGCCAAACGCATAGGCAGAGTTCTGTTCAAATACCAGAGCAGTGGTGCCGATGACGATAGGATTGTTGGTAGTCAGCTTCCATTGCGTGTCTTTGTACTCATCGCCTTCGGTGACCATGACGATCATGCCGGCCTGGATCTCGCCAGTCTCATTGCCGTCTGTGGTGCGCACCCAAGTGCCGTTGTTGCCCGCGCCCACGGTCTGCACATAATATAGACCGTTTTGGCTGCCAGTGCTCTGTCCAGCCACCAGCACCCGATCGTCCGCAACCAAGCTCACACCATCCACAGTGGCCGGGGCCCCACCTGCCAGTGTGATGTTGCTCAGTGTGATCACACGCACCGCTTGCTTGTAGTCGATGTCGGAGATCTGCTCCGCCCTGATCCGCGTCAATCCCATGAGTTCACCATAATCATGCAATATTTAGCCAAAAAAATAGGGCACAGCAGTGCCCTATTTGCTGCTCCATGAGCTTACAGCCTTCCCACTACCACTTCGATCATGCCATCTGCGCCGTCAAAGTCGGCCAGGGCCTTGCCTATGATGGATCCTGTGATGGGATCTGTTTCTGCACGGGCACGGCCATCTCCGGTGGCTACCAACATGTCGCCTTTGCGTATGGTCCCTGTGACGCGGGTGGGCACGCGACCTGTCAGAGCTACTGCCACGACATAGTCTCCAGACAGACCTGCATTCATGATATAGCTGGGATTGGTGGAAACCACGCCTGCGATTCTACGGCATGCATCAGTGCTGCATGTTGTGACTTCTTTGGCGCCACCAAAACACACCACTGTACCGGGTTCAATGATCGAATCGGCTTCGTACATCTCTGCTAGGTCGGCATATTGGGCCGAGGTAGCCGTGGCAAATATGGTGTTGAAATACCCAGTTGAGCTACCGATATTTCCAGTTCCATTGGCGTTGCCGTTTAGGAAGTTGCCTGTGAGCACAAATGCGTTGCTGCCATCACCTTCGAAAGTCGCCGATCCGCTGGACAGACCGGTCACTGTGGTTGTAGTGGTCAATATACGAGCATCAATCACATCACTGACTTCAGGTGCTTCGGTGAACACCAAGCTGTTGCCCGACACACTGTAAGCCGTGGTCGGGATCTGCACGATACCGTTGATTGAAACTATGGTGCCTGCCGTGGTTGAATCTTGGCTCAGCGTGAATGTGTTGGCCACGCCGTTGCCAACAAACGAGTCGGCCACGATCACAGTGAATGTGGTACCAGCTGATGTCCAAGAATCGTTGTCGTAATACTCCAGACTATCAGTGGTTGTATTGAAACGGAGCATGCCGGTGACGCCGGTACTGGGTCGCTGAGCCGTGTTGCCCACAGCGATCAACACAGATGTGGTGGCTCCCACAGCCAAAGCAGCATTGGCGGTATTGGCGCTGTTGACCAGGGCATTGCCAATGATGGTCTTGCCTACTATGTTGCCTGTGCCAGAAACTTCAAGATTGCCCAAGGTACCTGTGGTAGTCACGGTCAGCGCACCGTTGCTGTTCAAATTACCACCTGCGATGTTGCCAGTGGCATTGACAGTGCCTGCTGTAGACAGATTGCCCACAGTAGCTGTGCCTGTGGTTGTCAGTGTAGTACCGGTGATAGTGCTATTAGAATTCAAGTTACCGCCGGTGATATTACCAGTGGAGTTGACAGTACCAGTGATTGATGCATTACCCACTGTCATCAAATTAGTTGATTTATCAAATGTAAAGCTTGATGAAGCTCCTAATAAATCGCCGTCGTTGAACTGTACCTGTGTATTTGCTCCAGCAGCATCAATGTTGCCAGAAATGTTACCAATGAAGTTTGCTGCAGTGACGTTACCGGTGAATACTGCTCCTGTGCCCGTGACATTGGCCGTGGCATTGATATTGCCACCATTGATGTTGCCTGTGGTACTGATTGTGCCTGATGTTGCACTGATAGCACCAGTTGTTGTCAACGTGGTACCAGTGATAGCGGCGTTGGATACTATATTGCCACCTGATACATTGCCGGTGGCGTTGACTGTTCCAGTGGTGGAAACATTGCCAAATGTACCAGTGCCCGTAGTGGTTATAGTAGTACCGGTTATGGTACCATTGCTGTTGAGATTACCACCTGTGATGTTTCCAGTGGCGTTGATTACACCTGAAATTGAAGCGTTACCGGCCGACACATTGCCAGTCAATACCAAACTGGTACCAGTGGCAGCGCCAATGTTAGGAGTGACTAAATTAGCACCAGCCTTGACGATGATATTACCACCACCATCAAATGCTGTGGTATCATTGTCAACTTTGGCAGAAAAAACCGTTCCTGTCAACAATATACCAGCTGCTGTATTTGCTGTGTATGTCTGGCTGGAAGAAAACTGGGCAAACTCAATGTTAGAAGTTCCAAAGGTTATGGTCCCAGTGGGAGCGTCAACCACCCAGGCAGATCCTTTGTTGACATTACCGGATGTGACGAAGAAGTAGTCATTGTAACTGAGTTGGGTAGTGCTGTTGGCTCCGTACTCATCAGCATCTGTGGTGCGGATGATAGCCGTGGCGTTGGCCCAGTAGTAAATACCGTTGAGCGCAGCATTGCCTTCGTTCTTGACCAAAATACGAGTATTCGCTGTTTGCACATTGGCATCATCGATTAGATTAAAAGACCCAGTGGTTGAGATAGTACCACCAATGCCGTTGGCAGCACCATTGGGCTGTGTATAAGTGATGGTGCCACCTGTGGTAGCAGCAAGAGTAGTAGTGGTAGCAGCTACCACCGATTGGTGATAGGTAAGTCCGGTTGCGACCATGGTGTCTACATAGACCTTGCTGGCAGCATCTGTATCTTGTGTAGGATAACCAAGATTATTGATCCACTGGTTGTTCATCACGATGTTGCCAGATCCATCCCATTGCATTACGCCACTGGCAGAATTTAGGATAAGATCGCCTGATGTAGTGGTCACTGTTCCGGTATTCACTATGGCAGCAGTAACATTGCCCGTGGCTGTGACTTGACCTGAGGTGCTTAAATTACCAACCGAAGCGTTGCCTGATGTGGTCAGTGTGGTGCCAGTGATAGCAGAGTTAGATACTATATTGCCGCCTGATACATTGCCAGTGGCATTTACAGTACCGGTGGTAGATACATTACCAAAAGTACCAGTACCAGTTGTGGTTATCGTCGTTCCGGTGATAGTCCCGTTGCTGTTGAGATTACCACCTGTAATATTGCCAGTGGCATTGACTGTACCAGTTGTAGATAAATTACCTACCGTAGCGGTGCCCGTAGTGGTTATAGTAGTACCGGTTATGGTACCATTGCTGTTGAGATTACCACCTGAGATATTACCTGTGGCATTGACCGTGCCTGCGGTGGATAAATTTCCAACTGTGGCAGTAGTCGTCACAGTGGCAGATCCATTGGATGTCAAATTGCCGCCTGACACATTACCAGTAGCGTTTACAGTACCTGCTGTAGATAAGTTACCAACAGTAGCTGTGCCTGTGGTTGTCAGTGTAGTACCGGTGATAGCGCTGTTAGAATTTAAGTTACCACCAGTTATGTTACCGGTAGCGCTGACCGTTCCAGATGTGGATACATTACCAACCGTGGCCGTGCCTGTGGTTGTCAGTGTGGTGCCAGTGATAGCAGCGTTGGAATTCAAGTTGCCACCTGTGATGTTGCCAGTAGCATTGATCTGCCCTGTGACAGAAATGTTGCCAATAGAGACATTGGCAACAGTTGTGGTACCAATCACGGTCAAGTTACCAGCCACATTGGCATCAAAGGTATGGAAGTTGGCGTAACTGGTGACATTCAGTGTAGTGTTGCTGACCACGGTGTTGGTAAACACAGTAGCAAATTCATCGTTGGCTTCTATCCAAGCAAAAGCGATATTGTCAGATGAGCCGCGCTCGCCTATGAAACCTATGTCAAATGTGGGGCTGCCAGTCTGATCTTTGGCTAAAAGCAGCAGAGGATCCTCGATCACAACGTTGTAAGTGTCAATCGTGGTGGTGGTACCTTGCACGTCCAAGTTGCCCTGCACTGTGAGGTTACTGGCATAGGTGAGGTTGTTGGCTAATTTTCCTGCGGTAACAGAATAATCTTGTACTTTGGTACTGGCATTGATGCCAAGATAGGTATTACCTGCTGAGGAATCAGTTACCTGATTGTTTAGAATTCGGGTCAATGCCATGCTTTTTCTCCGGCCTCAAGGGCTATCAGAGTTATTTACCGTTTCTAAAAAAAACTATTGTATGGGTGTATCTAAGTGCTGATGGTAGCACCAAGCGCAACACGCTTCCATGCACCGCTGCTGTACACGGCTAGACAGGCATTACCGCTGTCACCATTGGTCACATATATCAGCTGCCCAGCAGCAGTATTTCCCAAAGCATTGGCCTGTGCTACGGAGTAGGAAGGCAGTTGTACGCTTAAGGTAGCAGCAAGATTTCCAACACCAGATTCATCAACGGATATGGCGTTGGTTCCAGCATCATTGGTTATTTCGCTTATAGTAGCCACAGGAGAGATGAATCTCACCGTGACAGTGTCTGCCACAGCCGGTGGTTCTGCAAAAGTTATCACATTGCCTGTTACTGTATAAGCCACACCGGGCTGCTGCACCACACCATTGTTGACTACTATGATGCTGTTAGCGGTAGCAGTTTGTTCCAAAGTAAAAGTGTTGGCTACACTATTACCATCTATGACCTGCGTGGTTATAGACCCAAAGGTGTTACCCACAGATATCCAATCTGTGCCAGTGTAGACTTCGGTGATTTCTGTAGCTGAATTGAATCGTATAGTACCTGCAGCAGCATTTCCCGGGCGCTGGGCAGTATTGCCCGTGGGCAAAACCATGCCAGTGGCAGCATCTATGACCAGTAATCCATTGACCGCAGCGGTGGGCGTGATCGTGATGTTGGCAAAGGTACCGTCAGTGGTGATGGTGGTGTTGGCAAATACGAGATTTCCAGTGTTTGTGGCGATTTCATCGTCGACATAACCTTTGGTAGCAGCGTCACTGTCGACCACGGGTGTAGCCAACCCATTGATATTGACCGAAGCAAGGATTATGTTGCCGGCACCTAAAATTTGGGTAGATCCAATCACGGCATTGGCCGTGGTCTCAATGTTGCCCGTGGCTGAAATTCCGTCCTGGAAATATACATAGGCGTTGGCTGCGGAAGACACATTTTCAACCACGAGGTCAGTGAAGTTGCCAGTGTTCGCTGAAACGGTGCCACTGGTGATATTTCCGTTGCCCACCGAGCCAACTGTCAATACCACATTGGCTGAATCAAATAGAAGATTGGCACTGGCACCAAAGTCACCATTGTCATTGTATTGTATTTGCCCCGACGATCCTGCCGGTTGTTGGAAATCAATGGGCGATCCGTTAGCATAAAGATAATTGTCAGACAGGATATTGCCTGCTGAAAGGTTGCCAGTGATGGTCAGTACTGTGCCATCCCAGGTGAGATCAGAGTCAGTGATAGCATAACTGGCAGCGTTGGCAAACAACACGCCATTGGCAGTAGCGGTGCCAATGCGTAGATCTGTAACATTGGACAGATTGCCTTGGAATACATTGGCAAACAGAAAGTCTGCGTAACTGCCAGCGCTGCCTATATTGCCGCTGTAAACAGGGAGATAAGCAGCCACGTTAGCATTGCTGTAAGTGGCGCCTCCGGCCAGTGTGACAAACTGTGTGCCATCAAAATACTCGATGGCAGTGCTGTCACTGTTATATCGTATCAGCCCGGATTCAGGAAATTCTGGACGAACCGCGGAATCGCCGCCAGGCAGCACAGCACCGGTGCTGCCACTGGGTATGCGGCGGTTTTTGACGAAATTTCCCAAGGACCACCTTAGATCGTGGTGTAACTGACTACAGCACCTAGGCTGGCACTGGAGTTGGCCTGCACTGTATCATTGGTGTCAAGCAGCAGTTTTTCACCAGCTTGGTAAAGTTGATAGGTATCACCGCCGGTGATCAGTATGTTGGCCAGAATAATGGTCTGAGCATTAGCGGAACCGCCCGCGGGCACTGTCCAAACATTAGCCAGCACGTTTGAACCACTGCTATTGGTCAAAGTCAACCAAGTGATAGCAGTACTGGATGCGCTGACATATATGTTTGCGGTACTGGATGAAACTGAAGCAGTCGTGATTGACATTTGTTGTCCTTAAAATATGATACCAAAAACTATGGCCTTGCTTTTGCTGACCAACTCGTCCTGGGTGTTGTTGCTGTCAACGAAGTAAACGCCAGTGCCGCCAGATCCGGCAGCATCAGCATAGACTATGGTATTGCTGGCCACGTTGGCCGGCGTTGACGCCAGGTGGGCCAAGGTCAAGCGTCCATTGAGTCCCAGCGCATTGCCCACGGTATTGAATGTAAAAGCAGCCGAAGCTCCCAACACCGAGGCATTGTTGAACTGTATTTGGGTGTTGCTGCCCGCCGGTGTGGCGGTTATGTTAGCACCTTCTACTAGGATGTTGGCATAGCTTCCCGTGGCACCACTGTTGCCAGATGCTGTGTTAGAACTAACCTGCCAGACGTTAGCATTGCCATTGAACTGTATGGCCGCATAGGTAGGCAACACATTGCCTCCGCCTGTCTGCACAACCAAACCAAGATTTCCATAGCCCAGTGGGTTTCCCGGTCCAAGATTGTTTTCACCGGCCAAGATGAATGGTGCTGTGGTTTCTAATATCGTGGTATTACTGGCTATCGAAGTTCCTTGCACCAGCAGGTTGCCATTGACTATGAGATAACCTTCACCCACACCGATGTTGCCCGCGGTAGAACTGTTGAACGGACCAAGATTTATCTGGTAATCACCGCTGAAGGTTTTCTGAGATGTAGCCATTTAGGATTCCTTTGGCTTATTTAGCGTTTCTTGAAACTGCTTTATCGGCATGCGTTCATAATTATGCAGTCGACCAAATTCGCCAATTTCCTGGGTGGTGGGCCCGTACACCCGGATGAATTTCTGGTTGTGGAAATCTCGCATGACTTTGGTTGCCTGTTTTATCCAGTTGCCGGTAAAAGTGGGCTGGCTGCCCAATCGCTTGTAAAACTGCGTGTCAGCGTAGACATTGTTGAATCTGCCGTCCAGACCGGCACCGAGATCAAACCCCAGCAGATAGATAGGCCTATGTCCGTCCAAAGCAGCCAATGCCATGGCTATGGGTCCAGAACTGTAACCAAAATAGGCTTTGGGAACTTGATGAGCCCCTGATCCGGGCAAGGGTCGCCGCGTGTAAAATCGATTGCACTTAGAATAACCCGAATGCTGTATCTCTTCGGCTATGGGACGATCGGTGGCCACCAGGGCCGTGGGGCTGTGTGTCCTATAAAGTGCATTGCACCCATAGACATCACCAATCTTCATCAGAACATTGACATCGATGGCAGCTCTACTGACACCATTGCCCAGAACAAATGCGGCCATAAAAAATCCTCCCTGTATGTAGCAGGGAGGATTGGGTTGCCAACAAATTTAGATTACGAGGTATAGTTCTCGACGATGGCCAACACATAGGTATCGTTGCCCTGTGTTCCAGAGATGATCTCTGTGCCTTCGTCTGTGAAGAAGTTCACCAGATACTTGTTGTTGGACCAGTCGATAGCATACTTGTTGGTCAGCTTCTTGATCAGGATGTCCGTGGAATCGCCATTGAAGATCGCGATGTTCATGTTGCCTTGTGTCAAAGCTGATGTGGCTTCATTAGCCAGTGTGCAAACACCAACTTCAAACGCTGTACCTGTACCCGAACCTGCTGCACCAGCCACAAAGATGTCACCAGCAGCAGGGTTGGCTTTGGAAGCACCACAGGCTGTCCAGTTGGTTGTGCCTACTGTGTTGATGATGTAGGAACGACCAACCACTAGATCTTCGTCGTTGACCGATGTGGTATCAGCTACCAGATACTGGCGGCTGCCTTTTTGTGTGATGATGAAACCAGCGGCTTCAGCGGCACCAGGACCACCTGTGGGTAGATATACCTGAACACGCACCACTGGATAGGCTGCTGTGGCGATAGAACCACCACCTAGGTTGTTGGCACCACCTACCACGCCGATGAACTGTGAAGTGTTCAGCGTGTCGGGATAGACTGGATTTGTGAGTTCACCGACATTGTTGAAACCAATGTCTTTGGTTGTTGTTTTTTTAATCTTGAGAGGACGTCCCATTTGTTTTCTCCTTAAAGAAGTCCGATCGGGGTTCTAGCCCGTACGCGGTGGGGTTTAGGCGCCGCATAAAACGCAGGATCGCGTTGACAAGTATTTAGTCTAGGGTGCCGTTTGCCAGCTCTTGGCGTAGGTATAATTCCAAGTTGGCCTGATGATGGTGTTGCTCTGGAATTCTCGATTGGAGTTGTCAGATGAGGCAGTCTCGGTACAGACTACCGTGAACTCATGACTGGTGAAATTGTCTATGGCACCACCTGACACATCAGCACCTTGTATGGTATAGGTCACCAGCCCGGATTGATAAGTCAAGAGATAGGGCCCTTGGGCACGGCCGCCTTGATCGGTGGTGGTCTGGCCGCCATAAGAGATACCTTGTCCGTTGAAACTGTTGGAGTTCTGTTGCCGGATCACTACCCAACGACCTGTCACAGTGATACGACATTGACTGGCAGGATAAGTGATCATGGTGTCGGGATCAGTGTAGGCTGTCAGTGTGTTACCTATCACAGCGATGGACCAGCCTTGGCCTGATAAGCTCAGGGTACCGCCTGATAGTGGACTGGGATGTGTGAGACTGAGTCCAAAGGTAGCCCCATCATTGTAACCGCTTTGGCTGAATCTCCATAGCCCTTGCTCTTGGACTGACAGACCGTTGCTGGCAGTGAGTTGGGCGGTGCCTGTGTAAGGAGTGATGAAGGTGGGCATGCAGTATTTAATCAAAACAAAACCGCCGTGGAAGGCGGTTTTGGTGATCGATTACCGGGCCGATTACTTCTTGGCTTCGGCTTTCTTCTCTTCTTTTTTCACTTCTTTTTTGGCTTCTTTCTTCTCTTCCTTCTTGGCAGGAGCGGCAGCGGCGGGCTTGGCTTCTTCCTTCTTGGCAGGAGCAGCAGGAGCTTGGGCGAAAGCGGTGACAGCAAACAGGGCAGCAACAGCAGTAACGACTGATTTCATATGTTTCTCCAATTGGTATATGAGATTGTGGTCGGACCTCCCAACCACAATAGCATTTATGACTTGACGCCGTTAGTGCAAAGATTTGTGTAACAAGATCAACAAAAAACCCGCCGAAGCGGGTTTTTTGATTTGGTCCAACAAGTTCTCGATTTAGGAGAAGCTTAGGTTCGAAACAGCGATCTCACCAACATAGTCGCCAGCGTTACCGAAGGACGAAGCTGTGTTTGTAAGCTCGATGTAGCCGTAGCGTGTCATGAAGCTCACGACGGGTTCGAACGTTGTGGGATCCAGAACGACACCGGACGACATCAGGGGGATGTAGGGGCAGTAGAACGCAGCAGCGTCAGCCTCAGACGAACCCTTGTAGCCGACCAGCACAGGTGTGGAGTCGCTGGCATAAGAGTCAACGAACACACGCATTGCGCCGTTCAGTGTACCAACAAACTTGGTGTTGGTGGGAGCTTCGAAAGTACCTTCTGTGGTACGAGCGAAAGCAGAAGTTGTAGCAGACTGCAGAACAGTCAGCGAAGCAGGCGACACAACAGCCCAGTTACCAGCGCCACGGCGTGTACGCTGAGCGATCAGGTTAGCAACACGGTTGATCAGAACGGCCAGAGCGGCGTGCTCGTCACCAACGAATGTAGCAGTACCAGAAACGGTAGCTTGGTTGTATGTGAACTCTGTTTGAGCCAGGCTGCGCAGCGACAAGAGGATCTCTTGGTCGATTTCAGCTGTGATCTCTTGAGCCAGGGCAGCCATGATCTCGGCTTCAACGTCGATACCATGCATGGCCTGTGCGTCTTGAGCAGCTTCAAAGGTCCAACGAGCTTGCAGCTTACGGGTTTTGGCTTCAACAGCTTGCTTCAGGATCTGCACGCTGATCTGACGACCACCGGAACCTTCCAGCGTAGCTGTGTTGGCACCTGTGTAAGTGGTCTGTGTTCCACTAACTGTACCAGAGCTAACTGAGCTTGCTGAAGAGTAAGCAGTAGCGATCTTGAAGGGGCTCAGGGCCTCTTCACCAGCAACAGTGGATGTTGCGGCTGCGGATTGGTCTGTCATGGTGTTGGCATATCGCACACGCAGAGTGTGGATCTGACCAACGGGACCGGTCATGGGCTGCACACCAACCAGTTCGTTGGCGATGACAGTGGGCATGACCCGTCGAATCACCGGCAGGATCACGCGGTTCAGCGTGGCGATATTGCCGGAAACTGTGGTACCAGCAGAAGCGTTCTCTTTCAGGTACTTGCGTGTGTTCTCGAGGATCACACCCATGGTGTTGCGACGGCTGCCTTTGAGGCCTTCCATGAGGGCTTCTTTGGTCTCGTCCCAACGGCTTTCTAATAGTTCTTGTGACATCTAAGTCTCCTTTATCTAACTATTACAGTCCTGCCAGGCGTTTGATGTCGATCACGTTGGAACGAGAGTCTTCATCTTCAACTACCTTGACATTTTTATCACCAGTCACTGCTACATGGCTTTCAGCGATCACCTGACGGGCTTTCGTTGTTTTGCCTTCTGCAAGCACAGCTGGTAGATATTTCTCAAAAGCGCCTTTCAGTCGAGCTGTTTGTACGCTTTCCAAGAGATTCTTCATGACTTCACGCTTCTCTTCGTTGAGAGGAGCCAGCAATTCTTCCATTGTAGCAGTACGCTCATTGGATTCCTTGATCATGCGAATCTCACGCTCTTTGCTCTCCACGATGACTTTGGCGTCTTCGGCAGAGCGGGTGGCTTCGGCTAGTTGCTGATCTTTTGCCTCAATTTCCTTGCGGAGTTTGCGGACTTCGGCGTTCTCATTGAGGTGAGTGGCACCAAATTCTGCAGCATAGGCTTCAAAAATCTTGCGACCAAAATTGTTCTCGCGAGCAATCTTGATGTCTTCGTGCAACTGGCTGAGTTCAGCCTTGAGATGATGGCTTACAGCCTGGGTCATCTTGGCAGCAGATTCTTTGATAAATCTTGCTTTCAAGTTTTCCAGGGTATCACGGGCTTCGCGCACCAGACGGACCTTGGTTTCAACAATGTCCTTCTTATCTTGAGCGAATTCCATGATCTCTTCAGCCAGGGCCTTGACAACAAATTTTTCCAATTTCTGGAGGCCTTCGTTGTGGCTCCGACGGTCTTTGCGCAGTTCGCCAATTTCTTCAGCAAGTTTAGAAACCATGAAGTCGTTAAACTTCGTGGCTGATTCTTTTAACTTGATCTGTCCATTGACTCGATCAGCGGCCACGGCTGCTTTTTCTTCAGCCAGGGCTTGGATCTCTGCTTGCAGACCTTCTGTTACCATCTTGTCCAGGGCTTCCACCATTACTGTTTTGTCATGCTCATAGCGCTGTGCAAACTCTTCGCGGAGTTCTGCACGCACCTGCTCGCGAGCTTCTGTGAGCTTGGCTTCCCAAGCTTCAGAGATCTCTTGGCGGGTGTCTTCGTTTATAAGATCGCTATCTAGTAAGGGTTTCAGTGCATCTAACATGCGTTTCTCCTAGATTTTGAGATCCTTGATGAGGCGTTTGACTTCCTCTTTCAAGTATCTCTGTACTTTGTTGTCCGATCCAGCTTCGCGTGCAATCTCCAGGGCACGATGACCATAAGGCATGTTCATCAGACCTTCATAGATAGCTTTGGGATATGCGTTTGGTGCGCTGGGTTGGGCAACAACATCGACAGTGACGATTTCAAAGTCACTGACATGTCCGTTGGCCTCGTTAACGTTTCCGCTACCGCGGCTCGAAACTCCTAGCTTCACACCCGATTCCAGCATGGTTTTGACCAGCTGTCCCATGGGTGTGGGCAGTATCTTGAGTTTACCAAAACCATTAGGGCCATCCATCCACATTTCTGTGATCATATGGCTCACACGGTCAAGGTTTACTTTTAAGTCATCGGGGTGATCTACTTCGCCGAGCACTGAGTATCCAGAATTGATCTGCTCGTTCAGTGTTTTCACTGCACGCTCGATCTCATTCACAGGGTACACACGCTCGTTGGCGTTTTTTACACCGCCTTGGATGCAGATGCCCTTCATGTAGAGATTCTTACCTTCTTCGCTGCCTTCTACTACGATACGGGCAGCGTCGAAAGTAAGATTTTCTCTGAGGTAAAGAGCCATTTACCTGCGGTCCTTATTGCCCGGGCAGAGGCGATTTGGTGTTGACACCAGTGGCCTGAGCTAGATGCGGTTTGGTAGCGGGCTTGGGATCCTGCGTGCTTTGAGCAGGAGTATTGCCTACTTTGCCAATGGCATCTTTGGCTGTGGGCGCAGGACGACCTTGTGCTTCGCCGCCTTGATCAAGATTGGTGGGCTTGGCTACAGCACCTTTGGCACCCGAGTCAACAGCGTAAACAGCTTTTTTATTGACACCGGCTTCTTCGGTCTTGACTGGAGCAGGAGCAGCTTTCAAGCTCACAGCTTCCATCATGCCTTCGGTTTCCATTTCATCGTCGACCACTTCTTCGGCATCCATGTCAGGCGTGTCCATGTCCATCTCAACTTCGGTTTCCTCTTCGCCGCCTTCACCGCCCATCAGGGCTTCAAACTCGGCCATGAGTTCGTCTAATTTGTCTTCAAGGTCAACCACGCGGTCTTCCAGTTCAGCGTCGGCCATTTCTTCACCTTCGCCCTCTACTGCCATGCCTTCTTCTTCGACTTCAATGTCGTCAATGAGATCATCGGCTTGATCACCGCCCATGGTTTCTTCCATGCCCATGTCGTGCATGCCCTCATCCATCTTGTCTTTCTTGTCATCGTACTCGATGTCTTTGGTGACTTTTTTGCCAGCTTCCTCGGCTTTTTCATCTTCGTCGTGAGTGGACTCTTCATCCATCATCTCTTCGTAGATCTGGCGGCTTTTCTCCACAACGATGTCGTGGAACAGCTCACGCGCCTTGGCTGTTTCGTCATTGATCACATATTCGATCAGTTGTTCAAATTTATTCATGAGACCCTCCAAAGTAATGGCTCTGTGAGATATTTAATATCTACAGATAAAACTGGGGGTTTACACGGTAGAAAATAGCAGAAATGACAGATTTTTGACGGTAAGTCAAAAATCACATCATGGGTTGTGCCGGAGGAGCGTACTGTTGTTGTACTCTCTTGATTTTTTCTCGGAATTCAAATGCACGAACGTCCTGCATCCTGCGCAGTTTGTTGATCTGCCGCAGGGTCAGTTTGGTCTTGCGCAGATCTCCAAGTTTGGGCTGGCTGTTATCTTGTGCCAGATCTTGATATGGTGTGCGAGCGTCTTCGTAAAGTTCGTTGAATATCATGTTGATATTTATGCTGGTGGCGGTGTCACGGGCTGGGAGACCACTGCTGCCCCAGGCTGTGATCCGGGTGCCGGAGCTGTGGTCGTGACTTCAGGCGGAGGTTCGGCTGCAGTGAAATTAGCCAGATCTTGGCCAGCAGCTATATCAGTTTCCATGCCTGCTGGGCTGATGCCCACGCCACGGAGATCCTGACCAGTGGCAGCCGGTGGTTCGGCTTTGGCACGCTCTTCATGCCAGAGTTTTTCGTTTTCTGCAATCTCATCTTCTGTGAGACCCAGATACCGGGCCAGCAAGAATCGTTTAGAAAGATAGGGTACCTGTTCCAACGCCGAAAAAGTATTCACACGAGTAGTATCCAACTCGGCTTCTCTATAACTGGCAAAATTCTGTGGCGGGTTGAATGTGATGTTGAACAGGCCAGCATCAATGTTGAATCCTCGCCAACGGAGGAACATCTTGAACTCGTCATCGAGTTTTTCGATGATCAGGCGCTGCAAACGCTCACAATATTGGTTGAAACGATATTCTTGTATGAGAGCTGTGCCTACACGACCGTCGCTCAGTGGTCGATCCGAGTCGTCCGGTCCAGTGGGCAGATAAGAACTAGGCACACGGAGTCCACGACACATCTTGTTGTTGAAGTACTTTAAGTCGTCAATCTCGCCAAGATTGGAGCCGCCCGGCAGGACTTCAACAGAGGAGCCGCGGCCATCGGCAGTCTGGGGGAAAAAGTAATCTTCGTTGATGCTGAGCGGATTGTAGCTGGCATCCATGATGTGATGTCCTTGGCCAGATCCGCCACCGTTGTGGCTGGGTATGCGCCGTTGATGTATCTCGTTTTTCACCCGCTCAACGAAACTCATGGCCATGTGGCTGGGCATGTTGCCCACATCAATCTTGAACATTCGCCGTTCTGGGGCCCGGGCTACACGATAAATCAGCACAGAATCTTCCAGCAGTTCTTTCTGTTTGAACACGCGGAATATGACTTCCAATATGCTCTGCCCAAATGGCCAATAGAAATCCAGGCCTTCGGTTAGACTGAGATGGACTATGTGTTTGGCGTCAATCACTGACTCATTCATGGCCGCTGCAAATCTGCTGAGTCCTGCGCCTTGCGATCCAGAATTGGGCAAGGTATAATTGTAAGGTGCGAGATAGGCACCTGACGGCGGGTTCACATTGAAATCTGTGGTAGTTTTGGAGGCTACCGTGAGATTCTGGAAGTTGGGATTGATGTCGCGGATCACATACTGCTCAGGCCGTTTGCCCTCGCTTTCGTTTACAATCACGCGGGCGACCTTGGTCATATCCACCCAGTACATCTCAAATGTCTCAGGATCGCGCACGAAAACCTGGTCACCATATTTGATGGTATTGCGGAAGATCTTGAAGATGCGCTGGTCCAACTTGTTTAATTTCACCCATTGCTGCAGTTGCTTGCGGATGATCTCTACTTCGTTGTCGGTGGGAGTTTCTGTGTATTGGATGGCAAAAGGCACATTTTCGTTGGGCGTGGTCTGGGTGGAAAACTCTGAAATGATATCCAAACAGGCGTTGATCTCTGAATCCATGTCCATGGCTTCGTACTGATTGTAACGCTCGATGCGATTGGGATGACCGATGTAGACTTCGGGCAATCGGCTGGCGTAATTGCGATAAACGATGTCAGCATGCCCGGCCAAAGGGTTGTTGCTGCCTGGGGGCGTGTCACGGCCGTCGTTGCGTCCGTAGCCCGGTAACCCATCTGAAGCATAGCCACTGAGTGGACTCATCTGTCCAGATGTGTTTGAGACTTTAAAGTATTTTTTCCAACCTTTTTGTGCTTCAGCCATGGGATATCCTCTATGGGATATTTACCGCTAATTGTTAGTTGCCTGGAGGATCTTGTTGCTGATCGAGTTTTGGTCGCGCATGGCCGCCACTAGACTTTCCAACGCAGAAAGTTGAGCACCCATCATGCTCAACTGTTCTCCCATGTTGTCAGTGAAGCCCGGAATATTCACCGGTATAGTCTTGCCGTCGGGCAAAGGAACCACGGCTTCAGTTCCGTGCAATGTAGCAGCATAACCTGATTTTGGACCAGCTGCTATGCCGCCGTCTTTCATGTATATGTGCGGTGGATCGTTGAATGCTCGGCCTGACTTGAATCCATGTTTGTCCAATAGACCTTGCGAGATGAGATAATCAGCTTGGCTGGTCTGGATGTCTAAAGCGCGACCTTGTTGATGCAGACTACGGCCCGGAGCTGCTCGCGGATTGTTGCCCGAATTGACATTGGCTTGTTCTTCTGGCGAACGGAAAGCCGAATTTATCTGCAGCTTGTCTCCGGTCATGGACTTGTATTCCATGGCCATGTTCATGAATGCTGCTTTGACAGCAGGTTCCAACTTGTCAAAGTGTTCTCTGCTGCCGGTGTTGGTACCAAACTTTATCACATCTTCGGGCCTGGCCTGCCCAGCGGCTCCTGCGCCTTCAGCTCCAGGGCCACCACCTATCTGATAGCCCAGATAGCCCAGATAGCCTCCCACTGCACCACCAATGGCTGTGCCTAATCCTGGAACGAATGATCCCAAGGCAGCACCTGCAGCAGCACCTGCTGCGGTAGAGGCCAAGCTGCCACCCATGGTACCTCGCCCACCTTTGCCGTAGCCCCCAGGTGCTGCACCCGAGGGTGCTGTGCCCGCAGGTGGTTTGATTCCCAATTCTTTGCTGATTTCCGCAGTGGCTTTGTTGAGCACACCGGTGAACGCATTCACAGCAGTAGAAGCAGCTGGCAGGGCCTGGAAAGCCATGTTGTTGAGATTGCGACCCATCTGCTCAAGAGATTTCTGCGCATCTACGGTCTTGTTGGTAAGATCGTCGGTGCCAGCCTGGGCTTCTTTCTGTGCCCGGGCCACTTTGATCGCGTTGTCTTCTATGGTGGCTCTGGCAAAATCGCTGGCTTCGTTGTATTTGATGAATGTACCTGTGCCATCGCCCACGGCCTGGGCATATGTCCTTTGCACTTCAAGATTGTTGCGTATGGCCTGTTGCAGTTGTCGTGTGGCTTCGCCCTGATCAATCTGTCCGGCCTTCATGCGCTCGATGATGTTGGTTGCTTCGCCTCCGGTACTCTGGAACAGTTTGATCGCAGCTTCACTTTGGGTAAAGCCCGATGTAATATCTCTCACACCCTGTGCCATTTCGTTCAGACCTGCTCCGGCCAAGCGGCTCTGAAAGTCCAACAGAGCCTTGGCTGTTTTTTCGTCTAGGGTGTCCAAGGTAGCCCGGAACCGACCTTCGCTTAAGGCAGCATCCTGCTGTTTCTGCAGGGCTTCACGACTGGTACCTGTGAGCCTGGCCAGTTGATCCAGTTCGTCTGCGTATTGTTTGCTGCCCTGGATCAGTTGTTGTTGTGTTTTGTTTTGGGCATAACCCAGCCGAGTCTGTTGTGTGATGTAGCCGGCTGTGGTCTCGCCGATCTCGTCAGCGGTAAATCCAATCCTGCGCAGCTGATCACCAAGGTCGCTGTCAATGATGCCACCCACGATGCGGCTGAAATCTTCTGCACCAGATCCCACACTGCCACTGAATCGTGCCAGGGCCTGGGCATTGCTAGATACTGTGCGTTGGAATCCCTGCAGAGTCTGCCCAGATCTCAGGAACTGTTCTCTCAGTCCAGACATGCCTTGGGCTGTGAGTCCACCAATCTTGCTGACTTCCTGGAAGGCCGTGGTGGCTTCTTGTAGCTGCCCGATGAGGAATTTGCTGCCCTCGGCTACCAGTTTCAGCGCACCAGCTACAGCGTTACCGGCATAGGGTATGGCCTTGGCCATTTCTCCCAGCGCTCCAGTCACACCGTCGATGATGGGATTGAGTTGTTTGAAGTCCGTGGCGCCTTCGGCTAGATTCTTGGCGAATCCGCCCATGGTCTTGCTGAGATCCAGTCCGGCTTTTTTGAGACTCTCGCCGAATTCCGAAGTCCCGCGACCCAACTTGCGCAGTTCCTGATCAGTGAGATCTGCACCGGTACGCAGTTTTTCAAATAGTTGTTCTAGTTCTCGTTCGTCCATGCTTTTTGATCAGTGCAAATCCTGGCCTATAAGTAAGTTATCTATTTATATGGTGAAAAAATGTCAAACAATCCCAACCCACTGAGCCAATTTTTCCGGCAGCCGGCCATCTATATCCGCTTGCCCAGCGCAGGTCGCAACTGGCCCGCTGGGTCCATCGACATGCCTGCCAACGGTGAAATACCTGTTTATCCCATGACAGCCATGGACGAGATCACTTACCGCACCCCTGATGCCCTGTTCAACGGCGAGGCCGTGACTTCTGTGGTGCAGAGTTGTGTGCCCAACATCCGCGACGCATGGAGCATCCCGGCCTGCGATCTTGACACCCTGCTGGTTTCGATCCGCATAGCCAGTTACGGCAATAGCATGGACATTGACACAACTTGTCCTGCTTGCCAATCTGAAAGCCAGTATGGACTAGATCTACGATCAGTGATTGACAAGATCCGAGCCGATGACTACACCAAACCGTTGACCGTGGGTGATCTAACCATCTACTTGCGACCGTTGAATTACAAAGAAGTCACAGCCAACAGCATCCTGCAGTTTGAACAACAAAAAACCGTGCAAGTGCTGTCTGATGCCAACACCCCCGACGAAAACAAAGTGCAACAGATCAATCGCATGATGAGATCCATGATGGAGGCCACAGTCAATGTGCTTAGCCAAAGCATCAGAGAGATACGCACGCCCACAGCCGTGGTCCAAGAACCCAGCCAGATTCTGGAATTCATGCAAAAATGTGATCGTGCCATGTTCAATCAGATACGAGATCGAGTGATACAGATGCGGCAAGTCAGCGAGATACAACCATTGAAGATGCGTTGTATGAGTTGCCAACATGAATACGAGCAAGCATTCACCTTGGACAATGCTCGTTTTTTCGTATCAGACTCCTGATTTCCAACGAGCAACAGATCGTGGCCATGGTAGATGGCATGGATCAGGAGTCAAAAGAAATTCGCCGTGAAGCATTGAAATTTGTTTGGTACATGCGTGGCGGTTTGACTTACACCGAAGCCATGAATCTCAGCCACGGAGAACGAGAAATCGTTTCCGGAATCATCAAAGAAAATCTTGAGACCACGAAGAAAAGCGGATTGCCTTTCTTCTAAGAGACTTGCTGCGCAAGTCTGTTGATTTCGCTTTGCTCATCAACTAGTGTTAACTCTGAGCGAAGCGAAAGATTCGTCATCATCCAGATAAAGCGGTCACACTTAGCCCGTTGCCGGGCTAAGAAAAATGTGCATCATCCGAGTATCACAGTCACACAGCGTTAGAGCTACGGAACCAACTTGTTCCACGCAGGCGGTTGTCCGGTACCTGCTCACTCCGTCTTATCACAACGGCAACACACAGACCGTACGCTATCACGATCCACATGCCTGAGGTTTTTCTCCTCTCTTTTTGCCTTTTATCCTTTTCCAACAACCAAATCACAGGCCTTACAAGTGATCATCATCCCGGGGGGTAGTGGTTGAGTGCCCACGGGTGCGGTGGGTCTTCCGTCACTGTGAACCGTGGTTCCAGATCTAGGGCGCACGAGTTTGGCCTGCGCTAGCCTTGACTACCTAGTTTGCCTTTGATGTGTGAGCCATGTACTCGAACCTGTATGTGACCATTGTAGTATTCGTCTGATTCCAGTACCTTGCGGGCGAATTGTTCACGAGCCTCTATATAACTGCATTCAGCCTTGCTTCGGCAGTAATACAATATCTCGCGTGTGAAATTCTCTGTGCCTAACTGCTTGACTTCTTTGTTCAACTCGTCGTTGCTGCCGTAGTATTCTTGCCAATCGCTGTCGATCTTGCTGCGTATCTTTTTTTTCTTTTTGGTGCCGTTTTTGAGTTTGACTGTTCGATATGTTGTTTTGCGGAACTTGCTGAGTTTCTTGCCTATGTATTTCTTGCCTGATATCTTATTCGTGATGAGATACACGAAGCCCACATACTCTTCGGGTATTTCGGTGATCTCTTGTGATTCGAACAGCCATGTCATTCATTGATAGTTATGCCAAATCTATGTCAGTATTATAAGAAGTAAATCCACCTTCTTTGACCACACGCAGGATGTTTTCCACCCGTCCAGCCAATTCGTCTCTGTGCGACACAAGCCAAATGCTCTTGTTGCGCTCGCGACTCATCTTCTTAAGTAACGCAAGACTGTTTTCCACGCCTTGTGTGTCCATGCCCGAATCCACCAACTCGTCGATGAACAGCACATTGATCGGAGAATACAGACTTTCCCAAACATCTCGGAATGCCCACGACATTGACAGTATCAGTCTATTGCGTTCGCCGCGGCTGAGATTGTCAAAATCAAGATCTCGGCCCAGCTCTGTGATCTCTACTGTGAGATCATTTTGGAAGATGACCTGATGAGGTAGTCCGATCCTATCCAGATAGTGTGTGAGGCGGTTGTTGAGATAAGAAAGATTCTGCTCGATGATCTTCTTGCGGATGAAAGAATCTTTATTGGTCAATAGTTTCAACAAGAAATCTTGATGTTCTTGCAACCGAGTGAGTTCGTTCAAGGTGTCATAAGAAACGACCTGTAGAGCCTGAGATTGCATGTCTAAAATTTGCTCGCCATAGGGATCGATCTCAGCTGACCTGTTGGTGAGATCACGACGCAACCCGTCGAGGCTGTTACGATGATTCAATGCTTGCTCGATGTCGTCATAGAACACTGTGGGCGCTGTGCCCAACTCACCGACACTGGCGATGGTGTCCAGATGCTCTTGACGCTGTGTGTCATTGGTCAGCATCTGTAGAGCTGCTTCCTGCAAGCTGTCTTGTTTGGCTTTTTTGATTTCGTCTTGTTTGTGATCATGCAGATCCTGGCCACAGGCATAGCACCGATGATCGTCGAGGGCAGCGATCTCCCGTTTCAGCTTGTCCACGGTCTTCTGCAGTTTTTCGTCATCGGCGTCAATCTGCCGTATCCAGCGCCGGGCTTCGTCGATCTGCTTGCGGCGTTGATGGTATGTTTCCAGATCGCGATGTGCCTGTATCTCTGCTTCGATGTTGATATTGGCCAGACCTGCGATGGCAGTTTCCAACTGATCGCAGTCTTCGGTCTGTTTTTTCAACCATAGAGTCTGGCGTTTTTTTAGACTTTCGATCTGCTCTTCGATTCTTTTATTCGCTTCTTGCACCGCGCGGATGCGCATTTCTTCCTGACCAATGGCATCTTTGGTTTCTCGGTTTATTTCTTTGACTCGCTCTGCTCGTTCGCTCAGCAAGGTGATGCCCAGCAGTTGCTCGATCATCAATCGTTGGTCGTTGGCCTTCATGGCCAAAAACGGCTCGGTATAAGTGTTCAAAGCCAATACATGCTTGAACATGTCGTGTGTCATGCCCAAGGCCGACTCTATTGCGTCTTGCGTTTCGCGGCTATCGCCCTGGCTGTCATCTTCGGCAGCTTGTTCTTGATTGTTGACATAGAATTTAAGCACATTGGGCTTTCTACCCCGTTCTATTCTGTAATCGCGTCCGTTGATAGAGAACTCTAAGCTGACCAACATGGCTTTGCCATTGGTCTTGTTGACTAGGTTGTCACGGCGGATGTTGGTTAGAGCTTGGCCATACAAGGCATAGGAAAGAGCGTTGATGATGGTGGTCTTGCCTGTGCCGTTCCTTGAACCATCGCCGCCGAGATCTAGATTTTCTCCCAGGACCAAAGTGAGGTCCTTGCGATCAAAATTAATGGCCTGTGTGGCATTGCCCACCGACATGAAGTTTTTGACTGTGAGATCTTTGATTTGTATCATTTCGAGTCTTTGTATCCTGAGAGTTTTTTTCCAAATGATGCGCTTTGATATTTGTCAAGCGCATGAATCCCGTGGATGCTATCTTTCGATATAATTGCGTGATTGTTTTTATTCATCTATTGTAACACATCATGCTACGATTTTGCAATCTTGGTACCTGGCAAGTTCTGGGACATAATCTACCAGATGCACACCACGAGAATGATCTAGTCGAACATTGAATTGGAAAAATTCAGATAGATCCTGCGGAATATATCGGGTCTGGAAATAGTTTAGATATCCATCGATGCTGCTGGCAAACAAAGGATCATTGTGATAACAATCTGTTTGTTGTACTTGCAGCAATGATTCTATCGCCAAGTCTTGGTCAGGAAAAAGATATGGCGAGAAATTTTCCGCCATGTTACAATGCACCAATGTGTTTGAAAAATTCTTATCTATAAACTGATACAAGTGGTGCAAATGCGCTATGTTGTAGATACTAACCGTGGTATTGACATGTACCTTGTGACCGCGAGAGCGCAGTATCTTCCAGTTGTCGATGATATCTTGCCAGGCACTGGGCCATCTGATATAATGATTGAGACGATCATACCCGTCAATACTGAACACGAAGTGCAAATTTTGGAAGTGTGGCAATAAAGACAACAGTTTTCCGTTAAAATTTGTACCATTGGTGTTGACCAATATTTCGATATGGGTCTTGTTTTGTTCTATACACTGCTGCAAAAATGCATAGAATTCTTTCATCACCGTGGGTTCACCACCTGCTACATAGACCTTGAACGCGTGGTCTAAATCCACGATGTCAAAACCGGTTTTGTGTTTTTGTCTTGTAATCCGGGTCTTGGGAATTATGCCGATCTGACGGTATTCTCTTTCGATGAGATGGCTGTTTTCTGCATTGCAAGTCCGGCATTGCAAATTACATTTGTTACTGGCTCGCACTTCATAGTAGGCTGGTTTTTCTAGCTTGGCAAGATCGTCGAGATCGTTTATACCCAGACGATGGGCCCATTCCACTGTTTCCTGCTGTCTTGCACTAATGATACCTTGGCTTTCTAACCTATAGCAGGCCGAACAATGTTCTGGTATCATCTCGCCTGCTAACATTTTCTCTCGTATGACCTGATATCCGGGATCGTTACGGAAATCTTTGAAGTCCTGTAGTTTGGTCACGGGCTGCAAGGATCTACAACACACAGTGGTATGATCGTAGTTGACTAACAGTTCGACAAAAGGAAAAATACAGAAGCTCTTGTTCGATTCTACCAAAGCCGAGAAAAAAACAAAGGTCTGTCGCATGGCCTCATCGATGAAACGCACCGGAGCAACAGTCCTGGTCACGGCCTGTATTGTGCGAAAAAATCCATCAGGATGGCTCCATTGTTCCATGGGTTGATCTAGAACAACAACCTCGTCAAACTCATCCATCAGTCGTACCAGTCTACCAAATTCCATGTCATAGATGCTGCTGTGATAATATCCGGGCACAGCATAGGATGATTGAACTGCCGGCTGTTCTAATTCAGAAATAAGACCATGGCACACTGAGCCCTCGTGTCTGCTCAAAAGCCTTGTGCGAATATCTGTATCTTCGGTATTATTCCCCAAGCACAGTATTTTTTTTGACATCATAGTGTGTTGTAAATCTGTAACAATAATTTGGGATCGTAAAACTCGCTTTCAATCCGGGTGATCTGATCCACCACGATTTGATCCACACTTTCAAATTTCACATCTCCGGGATTCATGTCCTCTTCTAACACAGATCTCTTGTTGGGTATCAATGCCATCTCTCTCAGCCCGTGCTTGGTGATGAAAGTTTCTTTGATGTAGTTGGCTTCTTCGTAACTGATCTCGATGTCCAACTGAACCCGCACATGCATATTTGGCTTCAATATCCGCTCGGCATTGTCTATCACATGGCTGAGATCCCAGACATTGTACAAGGGTTGATCCGGCCAAGCATGATATTCAGGGTCCTTGCCCCATTCCAGGATCATCATACCTCGATGGCCATCGCCGGCATCGGCGAAATTGTGTGGGAACGCATTGCCAATATAGTTGATGTTACGCTTGTTCTGTCGAAGATGGAAATGTCCAGAGAACACCTGATCATAGTGACCAAAGTGCTCTACAGCGATTTCCCCGTGGTCGGGCATTTCTACCATGGCGTTCATTTTGAAGTGTGGCAACTCAAAATGACCAAACATGTATCGGGCATTCATTTTGGCGATCTTTTTGTGATCGTCGCCCACCAACCAAGGTGCGATTATGACATCACCTTCTTCAAACCAATCATTACAGATATGGATGTTGGGTATGTGTCGAGCCCATTCTGTGGAATAGATATCACGCCGGTCTCTATAGTAAAGATCGTGATTGCCGGGAATGAAATAGAATCGATCAAATGCAGCGCTCAACTTCTCCAAGGCCCTGAGGCTGTACTGTAAAGTCTGCATGTTGATTGACGCCCGATGGTGGCTCCAGTCGCCCAGGAACATTCCGGTTTCGCAGCCATGTGCTTTGGCAGTGGCAATGAACCAGTCCACAAATCGCTCGCAGTCCTGATTGTGGAGCAGACTGTTTGACTTCAGTCCAAAATGGATGTCGGTAAACACCGCGGTCTTGCGGAATAGATTAGTCATTTGACGAGTATACTATTCTGCAGAAGAAATCGCAACCGCTGATGCCGCGGCTGTGGTCCCGGACTGCGAATACTGGCGTGTCCATGACGGATTCAGTCCATTCATCTCCAGGATGTCATCCCGGATGTTCTGCATCTTTTTTTCGATGTTGAGCACTCGAGTAAAGGAGTTAGTGATGGCTGCTGTGTAGTAGGCGAAAGGATTCTGCGATTTGGATTCATCAAACTGCAGTCCGATCTGGCTGAGCTGTAGCAGGGCCTGACCGCGCATTTCTTCGTTGTAAGTGTATCCGCGCCAGTTGCTTCTCGTGGCATAGCGTTCGCACAGTTTCATGAACATCTGTGCCAATTTGCGAGTCATGTTGCCGTGATCGCGATTGTATTCTCCGGTGTCCACATCGCCCAGCCAGTGGCTTTTGCCCACGATGTAAGGTACCTTGTGGTCGGTCACTCGGTAGTGGAAAAAGGGTGGGAAATTCACACGCACATGTGCTGTATCCAACACCGGTTCGTCGATGAGGTCCGCCAAAGGATCCTCAGGCGGCAGTTCTTCAAACCCCAAGATATCTTCGATCTTTTTCTTTTTAGTCTGGGACTTGGGAATCTTTTTGGGCGCCTTGGGTATGTGTTCCCATGTCATCACACGGAACACTAGATCAGTGTTGGCTATCTTTTTTTCATTGACTTCTTGTCCGGTTTCTCGGGTCAACCTTGCGGCCCGGTTGCGTCGTGCTTCGGCTATGGTGCGCTGGTTGATCTTGCTGGCGCTGCTCAGGATTATGTCATACTGATGATCGTTTTTAGGATCACGGAATGCGCAGTAGGTGTTCTTGCTGAGATGTATTTCTTTGAGTAAGTCGCGGTTGTTAAGGTAGTTTACCTTGGGCGTGGGAGCGATGATAGACAACTGTGTTTCTCCTTAGGATCTATTTATTGTACAGGATTTGACACAGATGTCAAATCTTTGACTCCATAAAAATAGCCGTTTTTGATCTCGGTAAATACTGCGATAGGATCCTGATCACACATGCCACAGATACAAATCAACGGAGAATTGCGAGAAGTCAGCCAGGCCGAATATGATGCCTTGACCCAGAATGGTCAGGCTTCTACTCCTGCTGCAGGTTCTTACGAACAATATGCTGCTGCCAGGGCCAAAGAACAGGCCGTCAACAAGCTGGCCGCTGGAGACGCCGCGGTAGGCGAAACCACCAATGTCAGCCCGGAATTCCGTCAAGAACTCACCAACATCAGGACCAGCGCTGATTCGGCAGCCGGCAGCAACAAAGATGCCTATGCGCAGCGATATGCACAAGAAGAGCAAGACCTTTACGCCAATGCGCCTTCCAGCAGAGCTGCGCTAGAGGCAGAGTTATCTGCGCCAGCGCCAACCACACAGCCTGGTGCAGTGGGCGTGGGCGTGCCTTATCAGCAAGGCACCGATGCACAGGTGGTCGGTACACTAAACACAGCCAATCCCATACCCAATCAACCCACCGGATCGATAGTGAGCTCACCTGTGCGAGGACTCACAGATGGCGGCATCACTTCGGGTGCACCGGCCGTGGGTGCTGAGTCTGCGCCCAGTTATCCTACCGAAGATCCTCAAATCCCCCCACCGTCCACTGAAGGTGCCGGACCGTTTACACCACCACCACCGCCTGATGCTGCTTTCTTGCAAGCCCAGGTGGCCCAAGAACAACGGTGGCAGCAGGCCGCTGCTGCCAACCCTGAAGGCATACAGGACAACGGATCAGTTAAAACAGTCAATGATGCTGGAGTCGCTACCACTATCAATCGCGACGGATCCTACGAAATCAGCGATGCCAACGGAACATTCCGTTATGATGCTGCCGGACAAGAAACATCCTATACTTCGCCCACCATTAACGGTTTCTCAGTGACCACAACCCCCGACGGTGTTCAGTACACCAATTACACCCAAGGGCCACTGACCACTTCGACCATAACCAAAGATGGCGAGCCCATCAGCACCACTGTATCATATGATACAGGTGTCACCAGATTGACCTCTATAGAAACCGCAGGCGGCCAGCCTGTCGGTATCGTTGATGTTGCTCAAGGCGGCGGCGTGACAGAAAGATTGGTAGTCAATGCCAACGGCGAGATCGTCAGCCAAGAACAGATAATACAAACAAGCAAGCAAGTGGCTTCTGAAGCCGAGCTCCAGGCCATCGCTGAAAATCAAAAACTGCGCGAAGATCTCATCGCAGCCAAGCAACAAGTAGATGCTGGCACGCCGCTCAGTGCAGAACAGACAGCAGCATTGGAACAGCAGGCTGAAGCAGCTAGAGAAGCCGATGCTGATCTGGCCGCTGCTGAACAAGCCGTGGCCGAAGCTGATCCCACAGTGGTGCCTGCCGGAGAAGATCCACAGGTTGATACTTTTGTTGATCCTAATGAAGATCCTTTGCCCAGCCTTGACACAGTAGAGCTGGCGCCTGAAGCAGTTGACACAGCCGCTGATCCCGAAGTGGCAGCAGCTGAAGCTGCCCAGACACCCGAAGAAGTTCCCTTGACCGAAGTCGACACAGGTCCGGCGCCGTTGACCGACGAAGAGATCGCAGAGTATCAGGCACAGACCGCTGTGGATCCTGGTGAAACAGGAGCCAGATTCCAGGAACCTTTTGTCAGCGATGAAGCCGCAGCAGCCGAAGCAGTCTACTTTGAAGAAAATCCCGAAGAGATAAGGGCAGTGATCGATGCACCAGAACCGCCTGAAATAGAATCTACCAGCGAAGAGGTCGAACTCTCCCTGGAAGAAATTGAACAACAAGTGGCCGAAACTGAAGCCGATACCGAACTCACAGCTGAACAAGAGGCCGCTGATCCCGAGATAGCACCACAGGATGATTTTGCGGTACCAGACAGCGAGATCGATCGTGGAGATGACCTTGTGGTCACAGACACCGGCGGCGTTCCGACCCAAACTTTGGCAGAATTCGTTGGTGAGGACACTGGCGGAGTGCCCACAGAGTCACTGGCCAACATCGACGGCGACACAGGATTCGTGCCATTAGATGATCCGCAGTTTGGTACATTTGCCGGAGACACCGGTGGTGTACCCACGCAGTCGCTGATAGATATCGATGGCGACACTGGTTTTGTGCCCCAGGACGATCCGCAGTTTGGTACCTTTCAAGAACAAATCGAGGAACAGCAAGATCTTTTTGGTGATCAAGACAGCGATCTCACTGTCACAGATACCGGTGGTGTCCCAACCCAGACTCTAGCAGATTTCACCGGCGAAGACACCGGTGGTGTGCCCACGCAGACACTGGCTAATCTCACAGTCACGGACACCGGCGGAGTACCCACACAGTCCTTGGCTGACATCGACGGTGACACTGGTTTTGTGCCGACGTCGGACATACGCATCAATCCTGACGAAGTATCTGATACCGGTGGAGTGCCCACACAGACTCTGGCCGATCTGCAGACTGACCCTGGACTGCTGCCGGACCAAGTCGCGGCCCAGCAAGCAGCCCAACAGCAGGCCACGCTAGATCGTGCGCGCCAGCAGGCTATCTTGCAACAGCAAAGGAAACAGGCCAACGACGGAGATTGGCGGGTCAAGTTGCGCCTGGCGCCCGGAGCACAGTATCTCTATCGTGCTGCACAGCCCGGAATCCTGCAACCCTTGGCCGTGACCGATGGTGTGGTATTCCCCTATACTCCCCAAGTCACTACGGCCTACAAGGCTACCTACAGTGCCTATGATCTCACACACTCAAACTATCGCGGATATTTCTATCAAGGCAGCCAAGTAGACGACATACAGATCAACGCCAAGTTCACCGCGCAAGACAGCAACGAAGCCAACTATCTCCTGGCCGTGATACACTTTTTCCGATCAATAACCAAGATGTTTTACGGCAATGATCCACAGCGTGGTGCACCTCCTCCCTTGGTGTTTCTGCAGGGATTTGGTGAATATCAGTTCAATCTTGCACCGTGTGTTGTAGCGCAATTTAACTATGTGCTCCCCGACAACGTCGACTACATACGAGCAGGAAGTCCCAACATCAATGGAACCAATTTGTTGCAAAGACGCACTAGGCAAGACCTGCCTACCAATTCTTTTTCGTCGGCCTGGGGTCGCATACAAAGTGTGCTGGGAGCGCAAGGCATCAAGAAAGGTGCCGTGCCTTCGCCACCCCCACCCCCTACCTTGGGTACCAACAGGCCAACCTATGTGCCCACGACCATGGATATCAACATTATCTTGCATCCCATCCAGAGTCGCAGCCAGGTTTCAAAACAGTTCAGTCTGCAACAATATGCCAGCGGAGATCTGCTTAAAGGAGGATTCTGGTAATGGCCGTCTATAATTCAACTAGCCCGTATTTTGATACCACTTACAGTCAGTTTTACTTGGATGTCATGACCAATAGACCCATTCCCAAAGAAACGGATGATCAGATATTGAAACTGACGGAGGTATATCAGTACCGACCTGACATGCTGGCCTATGACCTCTACGATCTGCCAGAACTTTGGTGGGTGTTTTATCAGAGGAATCCCAACACTCTCACAGCACCGCCTTGGGATTTTGTTGCTGGCACTGAGATCTATCTGCCCAAGATAACCACCCTTCGCGCTGTGTTGGGATTCTAACCAATGGCCAGCCTAGCAGCACTACAAGCCCAAAGAGGCAAACTGATCGAGCAGATATCGCAGAGCGAGGCTGCCAAACAAAGAGCCGAGAGTTCAGCAGCTCGATATCAGCGTATTGCTCAATCCTCCACGAACCCAAAAGTCCGTAACGAATACGAAAGCCTAGCAGATGAGGCCCTGGGCGAAGCTCAACTCCAAGCAGCCAAGATCACTCGCTTGAACGGAGAACTGCAACAAGTTGACACTCAGATAGCCCAGGTACAGAGCCAACAAGGGGCACAGGTCAGTTCTGGTCAAGTTGTCAAACAAGCGCAGACAGCCCGAGACGACGGTGCCAGCGCTGTCAGTCCTCCGCCACCGGTGTTGGTCAATGAAAATGGTCGCGTATCACCAGCGCAAGATCGTCCAGCTACCAATGCACAAAAACCCACAGCAGGCACACCAGGGGCAGTAGATACCGGCACTAATGCTGCCACGCGTCGCCAGGCAGTCACACAGAGCACTCCTCCTGTCACTGCCACCCCTGGTGGTGCTAGACCATCCACTGGGTCACCATCACCGGCACCCACACCTACTCAGCAACGAGGAGCCGCCGCTGGCAGTGATGATTCCGGTGCCACACCGGTCAGGGTGCGACTCAACAACCTGTTTGGCGGTCTAAACAATCGCATCACTCCTCAAGAAAATGTGTTGGACCAGTATGCCAGTTATACCTACAACATCGCGGTTTACCTAATGAGCCCCGCACAGTACAAGACCTTGATCCGCAGCAAGAAAAGGACGGTGTCGGGCTATCAATTGCTGTTCATGAGCGGCGGTGCTGGTCCCTCAGGATCGGTGGTGCCTGCCAATCAGATCACTGCAGAAGATCCTGTGCTGGCAGCGCAAGAAAGGATCGCCAATCTTGGGCGCAATGAGTTTTTCAGCCTTGACTACTACATCGATGATGTGCAAGTCAAAAGCCTTATCCCTGGCAAAGCCACAGGTGGCGCACACAATGTCACAGAGTTAAAGTTCAAGGTCATCGAACCCTATGGTTTGACCTTCTTGGATAACCTCTTTGCTGCTACCCAACAATATATCATTGTGTCGGGTGGTGATGTCAACAAAAATTACGCAGCTCAGAATTACCTCATGGTCATCCGTTTCTATGGATATGACGATCAAGGCAACTTAGTGCAGGCCAGTCGCAGCGGACAAGACGCTGCCGGCACTGATGTCAATGCTGTAGTGGAAAAATTCATACCTTTCCAGTTCACCGGCATCAAGTTCCGCATAGCCAACAAGGTGGTAGAATATGATTGTTCTGCTGTGTGTCCGCAGTATAATGTCAACACCGGTGCCAGCCGTGGCGTGATACCCTACAATATCGAATTACAGAGCCAGACACTGAAAGATCTCTTGACCGGCACCCCCAAATTTGCTGCCAACAACAGCGAAGGAAGAGTGGTGGGAACCACAGCGCAGCCTGCTGCTGGAGCACGAACCCCGACCAACACCCAAGGTCTGGGCATGCTGTCTGATGTGCAGGGAGCCTAGTCATGACCGGCAGCCTATTTGATCTTCAACTTGGCGGAACCGGCGCCGGTGATGGAGCAGCCATCGCGGTAGGTAACCAACCGGCTGCCAACGCGGGCAAAACAGGTGCCAAGACAGCACAGGCTCCAGCCCCCAGCAAGGCCGATGCGGCCCGGAACAAGACTTTGGTATCTGGATTGGTCGATGCCTTGAATAAATTTCAAGCCGAGATATCGGGCCCGGAAAAAGACAAGCCTCAACTCTATCCTGACACCTATAATATAATCATAGTAGACGAAGTACTCCAGCAGGCCAAAGTAGTTCCTCCTGGCCAGACCAATCTCAAACAGACGCCAATGACGCAGGCCCAGACTGCCAACCAACAGAAGAACCCTGCCACACAAAAGGTCGACAACAATGCCAAGACCACCAAGGTCATAGCGGGTACCAGCATCGTGCAGTTTTTGGATCAGTTGGTTCGCACCAGCACCTACATCTATGATCAGCAGATAGCCATCTATGATGCCAAGACCAAAGAGCTCAAGCCCAACGGCACACCCGCAGAAACCGTGGGTTGGTACAGGATCGGCTTAGAAGCCACACCGCAGTTGGACAAGTTTGATACCAAGCGCAACGACTATGCCTATGACATCACCTATCAGCTCAACATCTACGCTGTCAGCGATGTCAAAAGTGACTTCTTTCCCAGTCCCAAATTCCGCGGCACACAGAAAAAATACAACTACTGGTTCACCGGTGAAAACACACAGGTTCTGGATTTCAGTCAGGATTTCAACTATCTCTACTACATCGTCAGCAACGGCCCACGGCAACCTCGTACTACCACCAGTGATTTCCGAGAAGTAGAAAAAAGATACTACCAGGTCAACAGTCCGCAGAGCAGCCAGGGGCAAGACGACGACAAGGTCAACGAGCCCAGTGCTAATGCTGCTGACTATCTCTACAGCCCAGGCGATCAAAGCCGTGTCAAGCTCAAGATCATAGGTGATCCAGCTTGGATCTTCCAAGGCGAGACTTGGTCAGGTGTACAGGGATTGAAATTCAACTACGGACCGTTCTTGCCTGACGGAACCATCAATTATGAGGGACAAGAAATATTGTTTGAGTTGGCATGGAACAAGCCCGCGGATTACGATCTCGAAACAGGTATAGCGGATCCCACTACCAAAAATTTCAAAAAAACAGCAACCTCTGCTGGTGAAGCCCGACAGAGTTATGTTTACAAGGCCATAGAGTGTACCAGCACTTTCAGCCGCGGCAAGTTTGAACAGGATCTCAATGGCGTGTTGATGATCTATCCCATACCCCAGACCACTGCCCGCGCCGAAGCCAATGCAACTCCTACTGTGCAGACATCAAGATCAACCACTGCGCCCACAACCGCCAAAAAGGTAGCAGCTCGTCCCAATGCTCCAGCGCCCAGTGGCATACGGGCAGACACAGCGGATCTCGCTGTCACCGACACCATGTCCGCAGAAGGATTTGGTGGTGTGGTTGGAACCAGCCCAGCTCCTACACCGCCCACCAGCGGTGGTCAGGCCGTGGGGCCAGCAGCCGGCACAGCAGCCAGTCAGCAAGTAGCAACGACCAGCGGACAAATAGCCACAGGCACAGCCCAAGGTCAACCGGTGTCGGTGCCTGTGAGGACGACTTCTGGATCTACAATCAATGTGACCGATCAAGGAGAGATCAGCGATCTGTATGTAAATGACAAGATCAGTCGTGCCGAATACGAGCGGTCACTGGCCAGATTAGAACTAAATCAAGCGCGGGCAAACTCACCAGTGACGAATAAACCCAATCAGAAGATAGCTAGAGCAACATAAAATGCCCGAGAATATAAACCGAACCAAAGGCCGCTCGGCCGGATACAAGTTTGATCGAGGCGGAACACCCACAGAGTCAGGTCCAGTCATTGGCATCGTGAAAAACAATGTAGATCCCACACGAGCCGGAAGATTGCAAGTCTATGTAGAGCAATTTGGTGGCGAGGACGAGTCAGATGAAAGCCTGTGGCGAACGGTCAACTACATCCCGCCTTTTTATGGTGTTACCGCCGGAGGTGGTGCCAACGGAGAGACGCCCGGCACATTTACAGGCAATCAGCAAAGCTATGGCATGTGGTTCACTCCTCCCGATCTAGGCACCCAGGTCATATGTTTCTTCGTGGCCGGCGATCCTAACCAAGGATACTACATTGGGTGTGTACCAGATCAAGGCATCAATCATATGTTGCCTGCCATTGGTGCCAGCCGGCGTTTCCAGCTGCAAAACGGCCCTCAGGACAGTTATTTCGCAGGCGCCAGCCAACTTCCCGTCACAGAGATCAATGTCGATAACGAAGAGATTTCCGAAGATCCTAGATTTTTTGACAAAGTCAAACCTGTGCATAGCTATCTTGCCGGCATAATGATGCAGCAAGGACTGATAAGAGATACAGTGCGCGGCCCTATCACATCAAATGCCCAGCGTGAGTCGCCATCTTCGGTATTTGGTATCTCCACACCTGGCCAGGCCATATATCAAGGTGGCCTCAATGAACGAGACATCAAAGGGCAATTGGAACGCGGGCTGCTCAAACCACAGGACGTGCAGGTCATAGCGCGGCGTGGCGGACATACTTTGGTCATGGACGATGGAGATCTAGAAGGTCGTGATAACCTGGTCCGCATCCGTACCAGCAAAGGCCATCAGATCACCATGAGCGATGATGGTGACTGTTTCTACATCATACATGCCAATGGTCAGACTTGGCTGGAATTTGGCAAACAAGGTACCGTGGATGTGTTCAGCACCAACTCTGTGAACATACGCACACAGGGTACTATCAACCTTCATGCTGACAAAGACATCAACATGTATGCTGGCGGCAGTTTCAATGTGAAAACTCCAGTGATGAAATTAGAAGCTGAGGCCAGCCTAGATATAATTGGCACAGGTAAGATGACACTTTACAGCAAGAACCTCATCGGCATCAAGAGTGATGGCAGCCTGAATCTCAAAAATTCGTCTGCAGGATCTTGGGACGGTGGCAGCTCACTCAACCTCAAAGCAGGCTGTATCAATCTTAACAGTGGTGGCGGAGCTCCAGTAGACACTCCTACCAATCTTAAAGATCTCAATCTTGTGGATACCAAATTCGTGCAAGGTACCGGTTGGACAGCACAACCCGGAACGCTGAAAACAATAGTGACTCGGGCTCCTACTCACGAGCCCTATCCTTATCATAACCAAGGTGTCAATGCGACCACTACCTTAGGTACCACACCTGCACAGGATCTCACAGACAAGACAGCCAATGCTCTGGCCAGCACCGCTGCTGTTCCTGTGACCAATGGCATCGACACTGCTGCCTATCTTGAACAGCCGCCGGCTGAAATATCAGTGGGATCACTGGACACCAATCAGGTTACAGGACTCATGGCCCAGACAGCAGCCGATGTGGGCCAAGCCGCGGATGTGGTCAGCTTGGATAAAGGCATAGGCAAATACGGACTGACACCAACTCAACTGGAATCATCGGGATTTTTGAAACCCGGTACAGTGCAGACCTATCTCCAAGACCCGGCACAGTTGGAATCAGTGCTGAGTTCACCGTCGGTATGGACTGGCAAAGGCGATGTAGTTGGTCTGAATAATCTGCTGGGCGATGTCAATCTCCAGAGCCTTACACAGAACGAGATACTGAGCAGCAGCCTCCAAGGTCTGCAGGCAGCAGGCATCGTCACTGGACAGGAAGCACCACAGCAGTTGGCCGCTTTTGTACAAAGCGCCAGCCGGTTTGGTGTCGACAATGCTGTGGCTTGGGTACAAGGAGTAGCACCACCCGATGTGGCAGCCAGCATAGGTTCGGTGGCGAAAAATGCCCAGTACGCAGTGAATTTCGTTGACGATAAAGCCAGTTCAGTGGTCACCGGACTGAATCTAGGTGGCTTTTCTAGCACAGTTGAGCGTGGCGAAGTGGATCAAGCCCTGGCTGAAGTCATCGGTGATGACAAGATACCCACACCCAACTATGACACTGGTCTATATACATCTACGCCCACTTCAGATCTTACCTATGATGAAACTGAAGACGAGCAAGTGCAGGAAGAGATAGATGCCGAGCGAGAAGCACGCGGACTAGCGCCATTGACCGATCCAGCCACGGGCACTGTGACTACCCGTGTGAGCGAAGTGGCAGATCCCCGTAGCCAGACCATAATACGACTGCGCAACGAAATATCAGATCTTGAACAGATCATAGCCGGGCGCACTCGCCGTGGTCAGGACACCACTGTACAATATGTTGAACTGGCCCGACTGCAAGCACAGTTGAACACCTTGCAAAACGGGTAAATACCTACATGCCCACATTTATTGGATTCAATACCATCAACCAATATAAAAAATTCACTCTCGTGGATTTTGAATTGATCAAACGCGATTTGGCCAATGCATTTAACATACAGCAGGGCACCTTGCCTGGTCGTCCGGGTTACGGTACTATCATGTGGAGTTATGTATTTGAAAATCAAACTCCCGAAACCGAGCGTGCTATCTTGGCCGAATGCCAGAGAGTGGCCGGCGGAGATCCCAGGATATACCTAGTCAGCGCCAACAGTTATCCCCAAGACAACGGCATATTGATAGAACTAGAAATACAAGTGGTAGCCACTACCACGGCCGAGCGCTTGGCGATATTCTTTGACCAAGAAACACGCCGCGCCAGCTTCGTGTAAAACTACCCAGTTTTTGTCAGCCATAAATACAAGACTTAGTGAGTGACCATGGCCAAGACTGCACGACAAACCGCGATATTTGGAGTAGAAGACTGGAAGAGACTGTATCAGACCTTCCGTGAAGCTGACTTCCAAAGCTACGACTTTGAAACACTTCGCAAAAGTTTCGTTGATTATCTCCGTGTGTACTACCCAGAGACATTCAATGATTACATAGAAAGTTCGGAATTTATCGCGCTGTTGGACGTCATGGCCTTCATGGGACAGGCCCTGGCCTTCCGCAACGACCTCAATGCCCGTGAAAATTTTCTAGACACTGCTGAACGACGCGATTCAGTGGTTCGTCTGGCCAACTTGGTCAGCTACACTCCCAAGCGTAACGAAGCTGCCCAGGGTTTCCTAAAAGTTTTTTCCGTGTCGACCACAGAGAATGTCATCGACTACAACGGCATCAATCTAGCCAATATCACCGTGGATTGGAACGACCCTACCAACCCAGACTGGCTGGAACAGTTCACGCAGATCATCAATGCTGCTCTGGTAGACAGCCAAAAGTTTGGTCGTCCGGGCAATGAACAAAATATCCTGGGTGTGCGTACTTCTGAATATGCCATCAACTTGGTGCCAGGTTTCCTACCTGTGCTGCCCTACACATCCACAGTAGACGGCATCAACATGCCGTTTGAAGCCGTGAGTTCGACCTCCGAGGGGCGTGACTACATCTACGAACCTGCTCCTAGGCCTTCTGGCGTGTTTAATATCCTCTATCGCAATGATCAACTGGGATTTGGATCCGACAACACCGGATTCTTTTTCCTATTCAAGCAAGGTGTGCTACAGAATCAAGATTTCAACTTGGCCGAAGCACTGACCAATCGCACGGTCAATATCAACATCGAAGGATGTAACGATCAGGACCATTGGTTGTACAAACTGGATGATCTTGGCAGCATCGCCGATGAGTGGGATTATGTGGAAAGCATCTATGCTGGTGCAGTGGAACAACTACCCCCGGATCAACGCCAGCTCTACAGCATCACCAGCAGGGCCAATGATCAGATCACCTTGACCTTTGGTGATGGCGTGTTCGCAGAGATACCCGTGGGCACATTCCGCGCTTATGTGCGGGCAAGCAACGGACTGGAATACATCATCAATCCCGAAGAGATGCAGGCTGTAAATCTGCAGATCAGTTATGTCAGTCGCTTTGGCCGCTTGGAGACCTTGACCTTGGTTTGCGGTATCACTGAACCTGTGAGCAATGCGCAAGCTCGCGAAACCATCGAAGAGATCAAACAGCGTGCTCCGGCTCGCTACTACACACAGAATCGCATGGTCAACGGCGAAGATTACAACAACTTCCCGTTTACCAAATACAACAGCATCATCAAATCCAAAGCCGTGGCTAGGTCTGCAGTGGGCACCAGCAGATATATCGATCTCACTGATGTTACAGGAAAGTATTCTTCAACCAATATCTTCGCATCAGATGGACTGATCTACAGAGAAAACCAACTGCCAACTTTTGACTTTGATTGGGTAAACCGCAATGAGATCGTGGATGTGATCAACAACAGTGTCGAACCATTGTTGCCCAGCCGTGGGTTCATACAGTTCTACTATGATCCCACAAACTTTCCCCGGGTGAGCTTTACGGTATTTCAACAAGCATGGTTCCAAAGCACACGCCTGGTCAATGAAACCACGGGCTATTTTTACATCAACACTCCAGCACAACCTCAGCCCATCGGCAGCTACACATCAGGTGCCAACAAATATATCACACAGGCCGCCTTGATACAGTTCGTTCCGCCCACTGGGTATTACTTTGATGCCAATAATAGACTGGTAGCTGGGGTACCTACGCGGGCCGATGAGAAGCTGTCAATCTGGGCCACTGTCACAGCCGTAGTCCTGGATGGAACCAACAACGGATTGGGTAATTTCACGGATGGAACAGGTCCGGTGACCATAAACAATTTTGTTCCCACAGGAGCTTTGGTCAACCAGGTCATACCCAAATTCGTCACGGATCTTCCATCGGCCTTGGAACAAAGCATGATACAGCAGATTGAACTGTACAGAGATTTTGGACTGGGCTATGATTATCTTGGCACAGTCACCGGCACGGCCGGCACATGGTATCTCATAACCAGCACCAACTTGGCCAAAGATGCTGCATTCAGCCTGACCAATGCAGGCAACACCACAGGTGCAGGACTAGATGCATCCTGGTTGATCCAGTTCGTCACAGACGGCGTGAGCTACACTGTGACCAACCGGCAACTGGATTATCTTTGGGCATCGGTGATACAAACTAGATTCTTCTATGATGGCAGCCAGGAAGTCTATGACAGCCGTACTGGATTGACCATCACGGATTATATCCGGGCGTTGAAAACCAATAGTCGTCCTGACAGCAATGAGCCTTTGGCTGGCGATGTGCTCATGGACATCATAGCTCAACCAGTGGAAAGTGATGGATATGTCAATGATTACCAGGTAGTGGTCAGTTACAGCGACAGCGATGGTGACGGAGTAGCCGACGATCCTGATTTCTTTGATACCTTGGTCGCGCCCACTGTCAATGCCTCGCAGAAAAAAGTATTCTTAGAACTGCTTACTGATACAGATGGACTGGAGAGATATCTTCCAGTTGAAGAGGGCCGCATCAATACCAGTTATGCTACCCTTGATGAAGTCGAGCTGGTCAAAGCACAGTTTGTCAATGGTCAACTGTTTTACACCACCACCAGTGGAAATTTCTATGAACTGGTAGTGGGCACGGTAAATGGAACCATACAGCGTACCTTGGTTGAACAAACAGACTTTATCAGCCGCACTGGTCGCCAGGGGCTTTATTTCCAATATCGCCACAATAGTCCATTGACCAATGTGATAGATCCGGGTGCAACCAACATCATTGACCTTTATATCGTCACGCAAGAATATTATACTCAGTACCAAAATTACATCAAAGATACAACTGGTACAGTGCCAGAACCGGCCATCCCCACCATAGCACAATTGACCACGGCCTACAGCGGACTCAATGATTATAAGATGATATCTGACAACGTGGTCTTGAATTCTGTGTTGTTCAAGCCCTTGTTTGGTGCCAAGGCCGCGCCTGAATTGCGTGGCGTGATCAAGGTAGTTCGGGCTCCCAACACCACTGCTTCTGTGAGCGAAATCAAGAGCCAGGTAGTGGCCAACATGAATGATTATTTCAGCATTGACAAATGGGACTTTGGTGACACATTCTTCATGAGCGAATTGTCTGCTTTCTTACATGAGCGTATTGGATCAATCATTTCTTCAGTGGTGTTAGTGCCACTCAACCCTCTCAAGACATTTGGTGATCTTTATGAAATCCGTTCAGCCCCAAATGAAATTTTCGTCAACGCAGTCACAGTGGCCGATGTTGAAGTCATCGATGCACTGACACAGAGTGAATTGCGCACAACTACACCAGTGTCGGGTCTCTACCCAACTGAAAATTCTCTCAGCCAGACAGGTGAATACTGATGGTACAACGCCGCACAGTTGATCTACTTCCGGAAATATTTCGCACCGAAACCAATCGCCAGTTCCTAGCCGCAACACTAGATCAACTGACCGCAGAACCAAATCTCAAACGAACCCAAGGTTATGTGGGACGCCGGGTCGGCCCGGGTGTGAACCCTGCAGACAATTATGTCACAGAACCCACGGCCACACGCCAGGATTACCAGCTTGAACCGGCTGTGACTTTCTTTGAGCCCGAAACCAACCGAGCAGTGGATGCCATCACTTATCCGGGCATGATTGATGCGTTGAATTTGCTGGGCGCTGATACCCAACGGCAAGATCGCTTGTGGCAGAGCCAGTACTATACCTGGGACCCATTTTGCGATCTAGACAAATTTGTGAACTACAGCCAGTATTATTGGCTGCCCGCTGGACCCGATTCAGTGGATATATTCACTGGCACAGTGCCTTTGACGGATGCATGGGAAGTCACCCGTGGCCAGTCTGCTTATACTTTCAGCGATGTACCTGGTCAAAATCCCACGCTGACCTTGGTGCGCGGCGGCAACTACACATTCACAGTCAATCAAACTGGCACACCTTTCTATATACAAGCAGCGCCGGGAATATCCGGACTCATGCCCGGGACCAACAATATCAGTAGCAGGACTGTGTTGGGTGTTATCAACAACGGCGAAGACAATGGCACAGTGACTTTTGATGTGCCGTTGAAAGACGCCCAAAGTTTTTACACCAACATGCCATTTATCGGACAAGCCGCAGGTAAACCTGCTGGTACAGTGGACCTTGTCACCGATCTCAAGTTTGATCAGATCAACAATGTTTATCTCAATTCATTCCTGGCCGCCAATCCCTCGGGCATAGACGGGGTGCGCGGACTAGATGGGTTGACTGTGGCTTTCTTGAACAGCGAACCCGATGCTGAATCCGGTGGATGGTTGCGAACCACACAGTTTGATCCTACGACCCAGATGACTTTTACTGTGCCAACTGGCACACGGTCCGGAGAGATCTCTGTAGTCAGTGCCACTGTTGACACTCTTAACGATACAGCTACTTTTTATTTTGCTGCGATCTCAGGCAGTGCACCGTTCACGCCCGGCTGCCAGATACAGACCACTGGTGCCAGCCCATCATCTTACAATGGCACATGGACCGTGCTGTCTTGCACAGTGGATTCTGTGACAGTAGATGCTGTTGGCCTTATCACCACTGCCTGGACATCGGGTGGATCGTTGCAAGGACTCGGCCGATTCCAAAATCTAACAACCACGACCCCAGGAGCAGGAGTGGGCGCATTGTTGACCGTGGATTTGCCTCCGGGATCAGGATCTTATTCAGATCTAGGCACGACCATCTCGGTCGCTGCTGCAGGATCAGGATATGCTGTGGGCGACATCATCGTTATCTCCGGCAGCCAACTTGGAGGTACATCACCGGCCAATGACCTATCATTGATAGTGACAGCGGTCAGTGAAAATGGACAGATTGGCAGTTTTGACACACAGACTTATGATCAGACCTCTGTGTTGCCAGTGGCCGATCGGTACAGCGTCTGGCTGATACAATATCAATACGACAACGACGGTAATGCCATCCTTAATCTCACTTCGGTATTGGCTGTGTCACAGCTGACCAAGTTCCGTGTGCTGTTTGGCGATCAATATGCCAACACCGCTTGGTACAAAAACGCATCAGGATATTTTGAACAGATTCCGTTGCTCACAGCCAGTCTGGATACCCTTTATTACCAAGATGCGACCAATCCTTTGTTGTTTGGCAAACTGCAGCTGGTCGACCAAGCTGATTTCACTCCCATCAACATCGACGACATCATTGGTGCAAAAAATTATACCAGCCCCAATGGGGTGATCTTTACCAATGGACTGAAGATTCAATTCCGGGGAACCACCAATCCCAGTAACTATAGCAATCTTGAATATTACATCGAAGGTGTAGGCAGCGGACCTGGTGTTGATGCCAGGGTGGGCTTCATCGACGGAGAAGCGTATTTTGGGCCTTGGCATTATTATCTAGGTCAAAAACTCACAGGATCGGTACATAGCGATACTACATTCCAGCAGTACATCTACGACACTGTTGCTGAAAGTCTGTCCAATCAAGGAGCAGGATATCCTGAGGGCGCTCCGTTGCCTAATGAACCACAGTTGGGAGCGACCATTGGCAACGGTATAAAACTGCTGCCGGTCACTGATTTCGTCACTCCTGAAACTTACACAGTCAGCGCCACGATACCGTTTGACAGCCTGCCCTACGATGTGGGCAATTATGATAGCACGCTGAACGCTCCGGTTGTGCCCGATTATCTCACAGTCAACCGGGCCAGCCGAGATCTCAACGCTTGGACACGCAGCAATCGCTGGTTCCACAGAGATGTCATACAGGCCACTGCTGACTACAATGGCCAGATCGCAGTGTTTGACAATGCTGCCAGGGCTAAGAGACCCGTGATTGAATTCCGGGCTAACATGAGATTATGGAACACTGGCACCCAAGGCAAGCAGCCGGTCAACATCATAGATTTTACGCAACTCAATGCGCTGTTGAATGTCAACGGCAGCACTTTTTATGCTACCGATGGATACCCATTGGTCGACGGCTCCACGATAATCTTTGCTGCTGATCAAGATCCGGATGTACGCAACCGTGTGTATCTCGTGAGATTCATTGACCCCGACGGTGTTAGTACCACGGCCCCCATCATTGATCTGATTCCCTTGCCGTTTGGCCAGGCCCTGGTAGATCAGAATGTTGTCATACTCAGCGGCAACACCCTGCAAGGCAAATCCTATAGATTTGATGGAACGGATTGGGTATCGGCCCAGCAAAAAACCAGCGTCAATCAAGCACCACTGTGGGATGTATTTGATAGTCTGGGGCGCAGCCTGGGCGATAGAGATGCCTATCCATCTACCACATTTGAAGGAACAAAGTTATTTGGGTACGCTTTGGGCGGAACCAGCCAGACCGATGAGGTGTTGGGCTTTGCTCTCAAGTATCTCAACATCAACAATGTGGGCGATATAGTATTTGACAACTATTTTTACAATGATACTTTCTTGTATGTGCAGAACAATGTCAGCACTACAGAAAATATAAGTGCAGGCACAGCCAGACAGTACATCGATCGCACCCTGTTTTCTGATCTCATTGGTTGGCAAACAGCAGCACAAGAAAATCGCAGCCGCCAGATTTTCCGATTCGTGTTTGACGGCACACCATTGATCCTGGATGTACCCATAGATCAGGAGTCGGTGTTCGCTCCCTTGCAGATATTCCAAGGCACAGAGTTTATAGATCCCACGCAGTACAGTGTTACTTTGCCGGGAGATGGTAGCACCGTGATTACCTTGACGGATTCTCCGATCATCGGTGAGATCATCGAAGTACAGGCCATCAGCGATGTTGCGTCCGCTGTGGCGTTTTACCAAGTTCCTTTGAATCTGGAAAATAACCCTCTCAACGAGGACAGCTCCTCTTTTACTCTGGGAACCATCCGCACTCATTATCAAGGTATCGGACAGAATCTGCGTACCATCCAAGGGCCCATTGACGGTGCCAACAACACTCGTGACCTTGGAGACATCCTGATCTATGGCGACAACATCGTCCAGCACAGTTCACCTTTGACGCTAGCGGGTAGTTTCCTGCGCCGGCGGCAGTATGAAGCCGCAGCCGCCATCCAGTTCAATAGCAACGAGTATCAGAAATTCAAAGCCAGACTCATCTCATTGGCAACCAACGGTGACTATGTCAATAACACACCCACACAGGTGCTAGATACAGTTTTAGATGAGATATCATCTACCCGTACTGACATCAGTCCCTTCTACTGGTCGGATATGTTACCGCATGGTGGCAACTACATCACGACGACTTACACCTATTCAGTCATATCCACACCAACATTTCCTACTCAGCTGACATATAATTTTACTCAAAGCAATTATCAAGCATTGAGCGTTTATCTCAATGGCACGCTGCTACAGCGTGGCATCGATTACACTGTGGCCGAAGACGCAGCCAATTTCACCATCACGGCCACATTGGCCGTGGGCGATATCATAGTTGTTAGAGAATATTCCACAACTTATGGCAGTTATGTTCCTAACACGCCAACAAAGATGGGCCTTTACGGTGCCTATCGACCAGAGATATATCTCGACGAGACCTATGTCACTCCCACACTGTGTATCCGTGGGCACGATGGGTCAGTCACTGTGGCCTATGGCGACTATAGAGATGATGTCTTGCTGGAATTTGAAAATCGTATCTATAACAATCTCAAGATCGTGACACCTGTGCCGTTGACTGTAGACGAAGTTGTACCTGGCCAATTCCGCGAGACTGAATATTCACTACAAGAAATCAATACCATATTGGCTCCTGATTTCCTCAGTTGGATTGGCTGGAACAAACTCAACTATACCGAGCAGACTTATCTCGGCGACAACGGCTTTACCTGGAACTACAGCCAAAGTGCTAACAAGCTGTCGGGAGAACCACTACTGGGCGCTTGGCGCGGCATCTACAACTATTTCTATGACACCATCTATCCCAATACCAGACCTTGGGAGATGTTGGGATTCAGCGAAGAGCCCACATGGTGGCAAGATTACTATGGTCCAGCACCTTACACCTCAGGCAACACAGTGCTGTGGCAGGATCTCGCCCAAGGACTGGTACGAGATCCCAATGGTGAGTATGTCCTGCCTCAATATGTGAGACCAGAACTTTTATCTGTTATTCCCAGTGATACCGAAGGTGCGCTGATTCCACCTATAGATTCTACTGTAGGAAACTATGACCAGACATCGTTCCGTCGTAGTTGGACCTTTGGCGATGATGGCCCTGTTGAAAGCTCCTGGCGCACTTCATCGGCCTGGCCGTTCGCAGTCATGCGACTGCTGATGTTGACCAAACCTGCTAAATTCTTCAGTTTGTTTGCAGATAGAGACCGGTATGTGTTTGATCAGACTTTGGATCAATATCTATGGAATCAACGCTACAGACTTAACTCTTCGGATCTTGGCCCTCTCTATGGAGATGGAACCAGCAGAGCCAGCTACATCAACTGGGTCATAGATTACAACCGACAGTTGGGAGTCAACAGCACCGATGTACTCACCGACTTCTTGGCCAACACCGATGTACGCCTGGCCTGGCGTGTGGCTGGATTTACAGACAAGCGTTTGATGAAGATCTATACTGAGAGATCCACACCCAACAGCCAGAACGCCAGTCTGCTGCTGCCGGACGAAAGCTACCAGATCCTGTTGTACAAAAATCAGCCTTTCCAACAAACGGCCTATAGTTCTATCATAGTACAGACCACTACAGATGGTTGGCAGGTCTTTGGTTACAGTGCATTCGCTCCTTATTTCCAAATCCTCACCAGCATACCCAACGGAAATACTTTCTTGGTCGAAGCCGGCGGCGCATCGGCCAGGATCGCCTTGGATCACAGTGATCAAGTGGTGCAGGTACCTTATGGATATACTTTTACCAATCGTACAGCGGTATGCGATTTCATCTACAGTTATGGATTGTTCCTTTCGCAACAGGGATTTGTCGTCAACACCCAAGAAAATGGTTACATCATGGATTGGGTACAGATGTGCCAGGAATTCTTGTATTGGTCCAATCAAGGCTGGGCACCGAATTCTATAATCAATCTCAACCCTGGCGCTGTAAAAATATCAGTCACGAGCCCTGGCGCAGTGGTGGATAGCCTAGTAGATCTAAGGCCGGAAAATCTCGTACTCAATCAAAATCGCCAACCGTTGCCTAGCAGCGAACTCGTGATCGAACGGTTGGACAACACATTTGTTGCACAGACATTGAGCTCCAACACTATCAACTATCTCAATGTCAACTTGACCGCATATGAACATCTAGTGGTCTTGGACAACGTGTCTATATTCGCTGACTTGATCTATCAACCTGTCACTGGCGCACGACAGAGCAGGGTTCTGGTGTCGGGCTACATTTCAGGTGATTGGAACGGCACAGTCAATGCTCCTGGATTCGTCCTCAATCAAAGTGGTAGTATCATTGAATGGGTGCCCAATCAGAAATATACCAAAGGACAGATCGTAAAATTCAAGAACGAATATTGGGCTGCATCCACAATCATAGAACCATCTCAAGAATTTGATTACACCTTGTGGCTCAAGAGCGATTTTGACGAGATCATGCAAGGACTCCTGCCCAACGCTGCCAACGCCAGTGATCAGTTGGCCCAGGCATACTCAGTGTTCTCTGCCAACCTAGAATCCGAAGTGGATCTTTTCAGCTATGGACTCATTGGGTTCCGGCCTAGAGAATACATGCAGGCCCTTAATATCAGTGATGTCAGCCAGGTACAATTGTACCAGCAATTCCTCGGCAGTAAAGGCACACTGAGATCGGCAGAAATATTCAGCTATGCTGACCTAGGCAAAGAAACAGCGCAGTACGATATCTATGAGTATTGGGCCATCAACCGGGCAGAATATGGCGCCACTGCCAACAGAAATTATATCGAACTAAGGCTTAAACAGCAGAACCTTTTGTCAGATCCATCCTTGATACAGGTAATTGATCCTGCCCAGACCAGCGAAGCAGATGAAACTGTGCTGATCAGTGAAATCTGGAAGTCCAGCGACGTCATAACATCGCCCGATTATCTGCCTACCACGCTGATATCAGCTGCAGATGCTGTGTTCCCAACTGCAGGTTATGTCAATCTAGATGATGTTGATTTTTCTGTCATGGAGTTGCGTAATGCCACGCCGGCAGAACTGTCAATTACTGGCAGCGGTGACACAGTCTGGGTGGCCAAAGTCAACAACTACGACTGGAGTGTTTATAGGATCCAGTCGTTGGTTCCTGTTGTCGTGGCTGTATCTGATAACCTTGATGGTCAATCATTGGTACAGTTCAATCAAAATCATGGCTTAGTGGCCGGTGACTGGTTGATCATCCGCGAATTCAATGATACGGTCAACGGCGCCTATAGAATAACGAGTGTGCCATCGTTATCCACTGTGCTGATCAATCTTTTGATCACAGGACAGCAGACTACTATCACAGGCACTGGCATAGCTTACACATTGCAGACTGCAAGGGTGGCCCAGGCATCTGATGTAGCCAGTCTACCTTATGCCAACATATTGACAGCGGGCAATCGTGCCTGGGTCGACGATGATGGTACTGGACATTGGGAAGTTTTGGAAAAGACCGATGTTTTCTCTCTCAACGACCAAACGCAGTTCAGTCCCGAAACACCTCTTGCCAATGATCGGTATGGAACCAGTTTGACACAAGGATTTTACAATCTGGCAGCCATGGTTGGTGCACCCGGCTATTTGGTCGCCGGTGACGACAGCGCACTGAAACCGGCTGGAGGTGTGTATCTTTATACCAAGGCCTCAGCCACTGCTGGGTTTGAATTTAATTACATCCAAATACTCACCACGCCCGACACAGCAGGTTACGGTTCCAGCATGGACATGGGCGATCAGACTTGGGCAGTGATCGGAGCGCCAGGCAGCGATGCCGAACGGGGCTATGCAGCAGTGATCTATAATCCGCCTACGAGTACAGCTTTCACACAGACACAATTGTTACTGGGAGCTCCTGAGGATCGATTTGCCACCAGCTTATCTGTCACAAACAATGAAAGATGGATCTATGTGGGCGCCCCCGGCAACGATCGTGTGTATGCTTATGCACGCATCGATGTTGAATCTCAATCTGTGAGATATGTAACCACTGGATTGACAGCCACATTCAACTACAGTAATAATATCGTAGTAGACGAATCATCTGCAGCAGATCAATTGGTAGTCCTGCTCAACGATCAAGAGTTAGTGCCAGGAGTTGATTATATCACTGGTGTTGGATCTGTGTTGCTGACCTCCACTCCTGTGGTTGGACAAACTTTGGTGATATCTCGTCGCGCCAACGTCACATATATTGGTGATGGCAGCACCACTACTTTTTCTGTTGACAACATTTACACCCTTGCCGATCTGGTCAATCAGCCTGAAGCAGTAACGGTGTTCGTAAATGATGTGCTGCAGCGGCTAGACATAGATTATGTCATCACAGGTGCTGGCGAAGTTGATTTCATGGTCGCACCCACGCTGGGATCTCCCATCAGGCTCTTGTCGGGTACATATTTCCGTCGAGTACATACCATACAAGGGACCACCTTGAGCTCACCAGCACAATCGGGCTCGGAATTTGGTCGTTCTGTGGCTACCACTACCAATGGTCGATCGGCCATCATTGGTTGCCCCTATCAAGATGTCACTGTTGACGGTGATACTTTTGTCGATGCCGGCCAGGTATTCATCGTCAATCGCTCAGTGCAAAATCTTCAAGTCACTGATGCATCGACACAGACTTATGCTTCAGTTAGAGATTTAAGCGCGACCAATGCTCCTATCTCTGTGCAAGTCAATGGAACATATCTTGTAGAGGACAACGGTTATAATCTCGCACCGCAATATTCGGTGAACTATGCTGCAAATACCGTGACCATCGATGGTATTGATCTCTCGGTAGGTGATGTGATAACCATAGAATCCAACAACTTTGATCTCGTGCAGGTGATCTCATCTGACAGTCCATCCACCGGCGCGCAGTTTGGCTGGGACGTCGATCAGTGCATCAATAATTGCAGCGTGTACATCGGTGCCCCTCAAGACAGCACTATATTGCCCAAGGCCGGCCGAGTGGAATTTTGGCAGAACAGTGCCCGGGTGTTTGGTACTATCACTAGCCCAGTGGCCGGGGAAATATCATTGACTGCTGATCAATACATCAGCATCAATGGTTATTTGGTACAACTATCTGACCCTCCCAATCACGACAGCAATGCCACATATATCGCTGGAGACATTGTAGCGTCCGGCAGCAACCTGTTTATCGCACAGAGCTCAGTGCCCTCTGGCACAGCCATTACCGAAACAGCTTACTGGCGACCAATCAACTGGAGCAAGGTCTTATCTCAGGACATAATCGATGCTGCTGTGCCCAATGCCACAGCCTCTGTGACCGCCGATCTTGATTTCATTGGAGATGCGACTACCAAGCAATTCACCATTGGTTCCTTGTATGACAGCACCGACACTCCATTGGTCTATGTCAATAATGTAAAGAAAACTGTCAACGTCGATTACACAATAGACACGGTGGAAGGCACATTGGATTTTGTCACTGCTCCTGCCAGTGATGCAGTGATCACAGTGATTGGCAGTCAGTTGGTAGTATCAGTGATCAACGCAGCGGCAGCACCCGCAGGTAACAAGTTAGAGATAGTGCCTGGCAGTTCAGCAGATGGAACCACTGCTGGAACCCTGTTCCAGGATTTGGAATTTGATACCAATGATTATGTCGCTATACAAACCATCACCAGTCCTTTACCACAGGACTATGCTTACTTTGGTTACAGTGTGTTTATCAGCGACCGAACAACAGATCTGGTGGTAGGAGCGCCCAATGCATCAGTAATACAGCCCACCACCTTTGACGACAATACCACAGTGTTTGATGCTCAGAGCACTACATTCTTCAACAGCATCAGCAACAGCGGCGTGGTTTATACTTTTGATTACCTTTCATCGTCCACAAACACACAGGCCAATCCTGGACAATTTGCGTTTGGTCAACAGATCTATGATCAAAATATTGACAGCGGCGACGAGTTTGGCGCCGCATTGAATTATACCACTGGTGTGCTGCTGGTGGGATCTCCTGGTACCGATGTCAACGGAGAAACCAATGCCGGTGACATCCACGAGTTCAACAATGTATCTCAACTTCCTGCTTGGACAGTGATCCGTCGTCAGACCCCAGTGGTAGACATCGATCTCATGAATACCATATTCATCTATGATCGGATAACCAACGCTCCCAAACAATACTTTGATTTCTTTGATCCTTTACAAGGCAAACTCTTGGGTGTAGTCCGCCAAAATATTGATTATATTGGTGCGGTGGATCCTGCGGCCTACAATGTAGGATCATTGAACAATTACGGTCAGCGATGGGCACAAGATCGTGTGGGACAGATGTGGTGGGACACTAACAACTGTCGTTTCATCGATCCCAATCAAGACGACATAGTATATGCCAGCCGTCGCTGGGGACAGTTGTTCCCCGGCAGCACAGTGGATGTCTATCAGTGGACAGCAAACAATGTGCCACCAGCCCAGTACACAGGATCTGGCACAGTCAAGGATGTCAATAGTTATAGCGTGACCAGTGCTATCAATGAGCAAGGGTTATTTGAAACCACTTATTACTATTGGGTCCGCAGTGTGCGCCAGGTCAACAGGGCCGCAAGAAAGACCCTCAGTGCCGAGACAGTGGCTCGCTATATCGAAAATCCCAAAGCCTCGGGCATATCGTATCTCGCTCCTATCAATGCCAGCACCGTGGCCATATACAATGGCTTACCATATATCCAGGCCGAAGATACCATACTGCACATAGAGTACGACCAAGAACTCAATGACGATGCAGTGCATACAGAGTTTGCGCTGATACCCCAAGATCGAGCCGACGGATTCTTGGACGCACAACTTTACAGGAAATGGCAAGACAGTTTCTGTGGTGTTGATTCGACTGGCAATCCGGTACCTAACCCCTTGGCACCCATCAGCCAAAAATATGGCACGGCATTCCGACCACGGCAGAGCATGTTCGTCAACAGGTTCCTGGCCCTGGAAAACTATCTCACGCAAGCGAATTCCGTAATGGCCGCGCTGCCGATAGCTGAAATTAGAGAATTTCCGTTGCTGTTCAGCGAAGAACCAATACCACCCGCTGGATCAGGCGCGTGGGATGCTCAGGTAGCCAATTACACAGAGCTCACATATCAGAATCTAGATCAGGTACCTCTGGGATATCTGTATCTAGTGGATATTGATTCCAACAACGATGATCTTTGGACCATATATGAAGTCACACAAGGCTTGACGCCCGGCAGCAGAGAACTCGCATTGGTCAGGGTCCAAAATTACAATACTCGGTTGTATTGGGATTACATCGATTGGTATGCCGAAGGATTCAGCGCTCTTGACACTGTGTCTGTTGAAGTGGCTAACTATGCAGATCTCGCATCTCTAAGTGTGTCTTCGGGTACGCTTGTCAAGGTCACTAACAATAATCGCGGCAAATACGAAATCTATCAATATGATGGCAGCATCTGGATACGGGTAGCACTGGAAGATGGAACCATAGCCATTAACCCTGAAATCTGGGATTACGGCATAGGGCGCTTTGGGTTTGATGTTGAAGTGTTTGATGCGCAATACTTTGACCAGGAGCCAGTGATAGAAACTCGCAAGATCATCCAAGCTTTGAATGAAGAGATCTTCATCGATGATCTAGCCATAGAACGCAATCGCTTGCTGATTTTGATGTTTAACTACATCCTGGTCGAGCAAGAAGCTCCATTATGGTTGACCAAGACTTCCTTGGTCGATGTCGATCACAAAGTTCGTGAACTGCTGCCCTTCCAGATATATCGTGCTGATAACCAAGATTTCGTATTGAATTACATCCAAGAGGTCAAACCTTATCACACGCAGATAAGAGAATTCAATCTCATATATCAGGGCAGCGATGTATTCCAAGGCACTGTGACAGATTTTGATGTGCCTGCCTATTGGAATACCGCCGAGGGCATGTTCATCAGTCCTGTGCTAGATGACAATGCCAACGTGCCTTTGAGCACCACATCCAGTGTGCCCAGTTCCGATCCTATATGGCAGACTTTGCCTTGGAGCCAATGGTTCCAAAATTATCTGCTGACCTTTGAAAGCATCACTGTGATCGATGGAGGCAGCGGGTATACAGACCCACCAGAAGTCATCATCGGAGAAGCATGGCAACCGTCTACTACCTATGCACAAGGTCAACAGTTTTACTACGATGGTAGACTGTACACAGTGCAACAACCCGGAGTGACCGGTATTGTCGCCCCGACCTTCTCCTCTGGCACAAGGCTCAACGGCACGGCTCTGCTGGCCTATGCTGGCGAGCAAGCACAAGCTACTGCCATCGTGAGTTCCGCAGGTGTAGTGCTCAGCATCACACTGACCAATGCTGGATCCGGATATCTAACTACTCCCATGATCGTCCTGTCAGGAGGAAACGGTACTGGTGCCAGGGCTACTGCAGTCTTGGCAAATCCGTTGGTAAGAGGGTTGACAACCACGATCAAGTACGATCGTTACCAATATTCATCTGATATCACTGATTGGACAGCCAATGTCAGTTACAGCCAAGGCACTCAGGTCCGGTATGCTGGAGAGGTTTGGGAAGCTGATGCCACTGTGTCATCTGCAGCATTTGATCCCGACGATTGGACAGTGGTGCCAGCCGGGGACCTCAGTGGCGTAGATCGCACACAAGGTTACTACGATCCATCAGTGAACATGCCTGGCCGAGATTTGGCCTTGCTGATGACCGGCATTGACTATCCGGGTGTGCAAGTAGATGCGCCTGACTTTGATGCCAATGCAGGATTTGATGTGGGTAATTTTGATATCTACCCATTCGACAATCTCATACTGGGCCCGGAGGGCCTGCCCACATATGATCCATCCATACTGGATGCCATCTATGAAAGTTCGTTCACAGATATCTACCTTGGTACGAGAGTCACTGACATCAATGTAGATGGTGGACAATTCGTTGATACCTACAGCAGCCATGCGCCAGAAGAACTCATACCAGGTGCTATATTTGATACCTTGGATCTAAGAGTTTACACAACACCCGGTGCCGACTGGACTGGAGATGGTCATGGATTCCCATTGTATGTGATCACTGCCCCATATGATGGATCTCCCATTTCGTGGTCCGGCCTATTAGACAACCCATTTGTGGTCTTAGTCTACAATGAAAGTACAGGACAGCGGCTTATCGAAGGCGAAAATTATACCGTAGATTGGGTTAATTTTACTATCACAGTCACACAAGGAATTACCTTGGGTAATTTTTTAACAGTCAAGGTATTTGGCCTGGGCGGAGGCAATCAGATTTTCGTAACCAATGTCGTGGGCGATGACACAGATTCATACACCATTGACATCGATTACAACCTCATCAACAGCATGGTGATATTTCAGGACGGTGTGGAGACAGCTGATTACACTTACGCGCCACGCTACGAAACCTCCGGTGTGACCACTGGCATTAGTTCAGTTTCCGGTCAGGTACTGGCAGTGACCAGCACAGTGGGTATAGTAGAAGGCAGCTTGGTCGGCAACCCCGGCTATACTTCGGGTCAGACAGTGACTTCTATAGTGGATTCGACCAGCGTGGTTACCAGTGCTGGACCGGACTCTGCACCTTCGGGTCAGGTCACATTCCGTCCCTATACCTATACTACTCAGATTGAGTTTGGATCAGAGATTCCAGCGACTTCTCGCCTGTCTATATCGGCTTTGGGCAGTGGCGATCCGACCACCAACAGTTGGAGCACCCCGGTGGTTACCAACTACACTGCTGCCAGTGGATTGACATTCCCGTTGACGGTAGCACAGACACAGGGTACCAATCCTGTGAACTTGATCGTGGATGTAAATGGACTGAGAGCCAGGCCGGCCGAAGGCGTGCAATATATCAGCGATGGCAGCACTGTCACATACACTTTGCCTTTGCGCGGAGGATACCTCACTGGCGGCTTTAATCTGGGTAACGTGGTCACTGGCAATGTATCGGTCTACATCGATAATGATCCTTTGCCCAATACTGACTGGGTACTGGATGCCTATGTGGCTAACAGTGAAACACGCAGTATCACACTGGATTCGGCCGCTGGCAACGACAGCGTGATCTTGATCAGCGTGGATTACGCTGCTGATTATGTTGTGAATGGCAACAATCTCATATGGAAGACTTCTGATCCCAATGTGGTCGGTCCCAGTATTTCTGTGGTTCC